GGAGAAAACAAATGAGTACCATTAAAGAATATCTGCAAGACATGTCTTCACGCGGCGACGCGCAGGCAGATTTTTGTTTGGAGGTTCTCGCGCAGAGCCAGCCTGAGCCTGAGTTTGAACAGGCCGAAGGCTACCACACAACCAAACCATTCACGACAGTGGACTGCGATTGGGGGCCGTGCATTGGTCACACATTCGACAACGGTTGGGTGATGTATACCTACACCGAAGACCTAGCTCGCGTGTCGTTTCACCACCCAGACGAGCCAACCCCGCTCAAACATTACGAGGTATCCGTGACTGCCGAGGTCAGTTCAACGATCACGGTGGCTGCGCTCGACGAAGACAGCGCAGACGAACAAGCACACGAACTGTTCGACACAGCCCTTGCAAACGTCACGCCCAGTTCAGCATCAACCCAAGAAATCAAGGAGATTAAAAATGGCGCTTAACTATTATGTCGAGGTGTTCAAGCACACTTGGGAAGACTGGCGCATCGTCGTGCCATCCGATGTCCAGCCTGAAGACGTAAAGGAATTTATCTACAAGCAGTTGGAGAAATTGCAATACATGGAAACCCCAACGCCGTCATTGGGTGAGAGGACGTATGTGACTGAAGAGACACAGTTCTTAGAGGTTCAACCATACTGCACTGACGTCAAGGAGACTGACAATGGTTAAGGGGCTAACCGAGGGAGAAAAGACACGAGCATTTACCGTGATGGTTCACGGCATCTGGAAAGAACGAGAGCTTGGGTTGCTGACACGAGAGCAACTGACTGAGCGTATGCAAGAGGCAAGAGACGCTTGCTTTGAAACAACCAAGGAGACTAACACACATGACTAAATACGTGCAAGAAAACGAGGCGCTTGACCAAGTCGTTATGAGTGGCCACGAAATGATGGCTGCAACCACGACAGCGGTGCGTGCCATAAGCAATGACTACGAGACGGGCGTAGTCTTCCAAGGCAAGGGTGCTTTTACAGACGGCAAAGACGTATCGCTGCCCGTCATCCCCATGAACGCCCCCGTTACCAAGCGAGATGCGCTAGTCGTCGGCGGCTATGCCAATCACGAGGGGCTGCACAAATTGCTGACAGACTTCTCTGGCTTGCGTAAGAAGATGGAGAAGTGGGCGCAAGAAGGCAGGGCTTTGACCAAGCAGCTCGCCAACGGCATGGAAGACGGGCGCATAGAACACGGTGGTACTGTGCTTTACGGCGGCTTGTCTGGTGCAATCGACAAGACAGCACGCGACGTCAATCGCAAGTTCATTGACGAAGTCTACCCGCAAGACCCCACTATCGTCGAAGACTTTGGCAAGATTGGCCCAGTCGCAATTACTTGGGAGAGCCGCAAGCGTATTGGCTACCCCGATCCCAGCAACGAAGAGGCATTGAAGCTGTTGCCGCCCGACATTCGCCGCAAGGTTAAGAAGATTGTTGACAGACTTATGAAGGTTCCTCACGGCGTCACAGGTCTGGGCAAGATTGATCGTCGCAAGGCATTGGCTGGCAGTCGCAAGGTTGCGGAGATGGCAGAAAAGATAGCCGACGAGTACATGAAGAAGATGCAAGAAGAAGAGGAACAGAAACAACAGCAACGTAAACAGGGCCAAGGTCAGGGTGGTGCTGAGACAGGGCAATCGCAAGGCGAGGACAAGACAGCCAACCCGGATCAACCCGGCGAGATGGGTAATCCGGGTGACAACCAAACGACTAAGCCGAACGAAGAGGCTAAGCCGAACGAAGAGAACGGCCAAGGACGAGACGAAGAGAAGGGCGAAGGTGGGACAGGCGAACAGGCAGGAGGTTGGGGAGCGACAGGTCTTGAGGAAGAACGTCAAACTTTGCGAGAGCCGATACCTCACGACCCAAGTCTTCAAGATGCTGTGAAGCGAACCATTGGCAAGATCACCGCACAAACGGATCAACCATATACTGTCATGCTGCCTGATCGTGACAAGTTCTATCCACGACGTGCGCTCAGCGAAAGCCCTGAGATTAAGAAGGATGGTAAGTCGTGGTATGCTGAGCAGAAGAAGTCGATTAGCTCAGAGATAGGCACGACACGACGTAAGATGGAGCGTCTGCTTACGGCTATGGCTCGGACTGATGTTCATAACAACAAAAGGAGTGGTAAGCTGGACGTTCGTGGCAACGTCAGCAAGATCGTCAACCTAAAGACCAACGTCTTCAAGAAGAAAATGGAAGAGGCCAACGTCAATTCTGCACTGTCGTTGTTGATAGACTTGAGCGGTAGCATGAGTGGCGAGAAGATACGGCTTGCCAGTCAAGCAACGCTTGCGATTGCCGAGGCGTTGGACGTTGTTGGCGTGCCATTTGAGGTGCTGGGTCATCACACGATTGCTAACTTGCGTGGGCTAATGAAGAGGGAAAAGCTGACGGAGGTTGTTTATGGGATGTATGGTCGTCGCTGCTCTATCATCATGAAGCAGTTCAAAGACTTCGATGATCCGCTTAGTCTTTGTCGTCCGACGTTGGGTTCTATTCAGCATAGCGTATCGGGCAGCAACGCTGACGGCGATGCAATCATCTGGGCAGCGAGGCGTTTGCTTGAGCGACAAGAAGAGAAAAAGTTTCTGTTCGTTCTCAGCGACGGCAAGCCAGCGTACTACTCTGATACGCGAGACGAAGACCAGTACACTCGTGATGCGATTGAGTGGGTCAGGTTTCATGGCGTGAAGGTGTTTGGCTTGGGTATCAAGAGCAATTATGTGTCCAAATATTATCCTGATTACGTCACATGCTGGGACATGGAGCGGTTCGCCAAAGTGTACGTCGACCAGATTGTCAAGCTACTGATGAGCAACGCGCTACCTGACCAGTCTAGTCTTATGAAGACTACGGCACGACGTGGCAAGGCCATATGAAGCGAGCCAGAATACCAGCAGTATGGTTCACTTGGTCGAGCGGTTCACATCGGCTGGCTTACTACGTGAAAGTCTACTGGACGTGTAGGGAAAGGGGGATAAGAAAAAATGACAAGGCAAAAGTTGTTGAGGTTATGTTAGAGCTTGCACCTTGAACATATCCGTGACACATTCGTAACATTAACATTAACATAATAGCGAAGGAATTTTTATATGGAAGCTCACACGGCAGATAGAGTTGTTGGGTCTGCTTGCTGCGGCGCGCCGTGGCAAAACGGGCCAGTCGGCCCCACCGAAATCGCAGAGGCTCTTGTTAGTCTGTGCGTTAAGTGTAGCAATGCACACGCTGACTTAGAGATTTGCGTGCATCTTACAGACGGCACGCAGATCAAAGACATAACCGATGCAAGAAAAAGGGGTGCAACCACAGAGATACGCACAGTCAGCACCGTTTACCATGTCGTCACGACCGACATTTACAGGCTGATCCACAACATAATTTAGGAGACCTACACACATGGGTATCGCAGAAAAAATCACGACAAATACACTACAAGAACTAGGCGTTATTAAAGAGCAGAAGCCGGAGCCTAGCAGTATAGCAACAGACTTGGAAGTTTCTTCGGGCGAGTTGTGGGCCAAGTACGACGGCTCACGAACCAAGTCGACAACGTATCGGCCACGCACACAACGTCACGGTAGTCCAAGGGGCTGGACGAAAGATGACGTGCTGGCTGAGCTTGACGAAATTAGAACAAACAATATCGACATGAGCATGGAACAACAGGCCGTGCTCACACGTAAGAACTTTAAGGAGTGCGTCGAACTTATCACGACAGACTTACTGAATGGTGTGGAGCAAGGCGGCTTCGTTGTGAACGGTGGTGATAGCATCATCATCTTACAGCAACGAATTGCCGCATGGCTAGTCGAGCATACACGCCAGTATGACGGCAAAGACTACCGCATTGTGGTCGTGGAGGGGTGATGCAGAAATTGCGAGTAGACGTGGACAAGGGTGAAGCTGCCATTGTCATCAGGAAAGACGCTTCGATTGAGACGTATATGAAGCTCAACGAAGTCGTTGGCGAGCCGTCGCTACTCGCGCTTGGTATAAGCTGGTCGTGTGAGAACGAGGATTGGAAACTCAGGCTCATGCGGAAGGCGAGAGTAAAGTTGTTGGGGATTATGGGGGCTGCTGACACCAGCAAAAGCCAGCGCCAGCAACACACACATGATGACGGTCACGACACCGTCATTGAGAACTAATAGGAGTAAAGACTAACAGAGGCAAGACAAGAACAGGCATCAGAACCAAAGCCACTGAGATACGACTAATGAATAGCACTAGAATACTAGCGACCAACTTATGAAAGGAAGGTCACAAATGAATGACGATACACAGCGACGACTTGCGGCGATTGAAGCACAGTTAGATTTGATTATGCGGTCCTTGCTTGGCTCCACACCCACGGCCCCCCCGACAGAGCCAATCTCTGTTGCTACGGCAAGTCGAGAGACAGAACTAATGGCGTATTCGCCTAAGCAAATTGCTGCGATCCAACTTGTTAGAGCTGGGATGCAAACAGAGGCTATGGCGAAAGCGCTAGACTGCACGGAAAGCACGATCAAGGTACATGTACGAGGATACATGAGACGATCTGATACGAATAGTCGACACAAGGCGGCTATCCATTACGAAAACTTGGTACAAGGCATGACACCAGAGCGTCACAAGAAATTGACCGACGTCGAGATGGACTGGGCCGAGAACCCAGACTTGTATCCTGACACAACTAAAATGCTACATCAAAAAGTGAGGTGATAATGCTGAAACTCAAGAAACAATCAGGTTACTGGCACGTCGTCGGTACATATCTAGGAGAGAGGGTCCGTCGCACAACGGGCCTTCGGGCCGTTAACAGTATGAAAGCGATGGCCGAGGCGGTACGAATAAAGACAGAGAAAGAGATAGTCGACGGCCAGTTCGGGCCGAAGGTTACGCACGAGACGTTTAGGGATGCGGTCTTGCGCTACAAGGAATGGCAAATCTTGCAAAACAAACGTAACAAAGAGCAAGAGAAAATCCTTGAGAACTTTTGTGATGATTGGGGCGACGTGCTATTGAGAGACATCACGACTGATGCGATCATGGTTTGGTCGACGACTAAGTGGACAAAACATAAGCCGGGTACTGTGCGGCGTTACCTCAACGACATGAGTAGCGTGCTGAACCATGCGGCGAATAGGTTGGACAACTGGAACGCTCCAAAGGTTTCCAAGCCAGCCGCCAATGACGAACGCGACGTACATTTTGAGCGCGACGAAGCCAACAGCTTCCTTGACTGGGCCAAGAGTGAGTGCGTTCATTACCACCCACACTTCCTGACGCTAATCTCGACGGGCGTTAGGCTTGGTGAGTTGCTGGCGTTGCGTCGGCCACACTTCGGCAAGTCTAACGACGGTGTGTTGAAGGTACGTCGTCGTCTCAAGAAAACTGGCAAGACAAAGACGCGAGACATCCCGCTGACGAGGCCAATGCTTGAGCTGGCTCAGACGTTTGCCAGCAAGAGCGCACACGAGCCGTTGTATGTAGCACAGAGGGGCAACCCGTTCAGTTCGGCTGGGGCTGCAAGCACTGCGTTGAACGAGGCGTTGGGTGAGGGGCTGAAGGCGATTGGTCTGCCGTTCGATGGCGAGGATAGCATGAGAGTGCATGATTTGAGGCACACGTTTGCTTATCTGGTAGCCAAGGGGGACGGTAAGCATGGCGCTGACCTTGGCGATCTGCAATACTTGATGGGCCATGAAGACATAAAGCAGACAATGCGCTATCGGGGATTTATTCAAAGCAGAGCAAAGGGTTACGTGAGTTGTATGTTGGATGTGTCCTAGATATGTCGGCAGACTTCTGACAAACGTAAGAGAAATTAATTCATAAGCCGTTGATTTTAAGCATTTGTTTTTTTGTAATGAACTCCTTTAATAGGGGAAATATTACATAACTCAGGTGCATTTCAGCAGGGTAAGTCTTTAAAAACAAGGGCTTACCCAGACAAACCAATACTCCTAGACATGTCTTGGACATAGCTTATCTAGGATATATCCTGATATTTGACACAATTAAGTTGTGACAGATGCTTGACACCACATATCCTACGTGCCATATGTGTCACATAATAATTAACTGATGAGGATAAGATGTCTAATACAACTACTACTCGCAAGCAGCGTGTTGATTTAAACGCCGAGCAACGTGCGCAAGTTGTTACGCAATACTTTCAAGAGGGCGTCGGAAGTGGTGCGCTTGCGGAATTTTACGATGTGTGTGAGGCCACCATTCATGCGATCACCAAGCCTCGTCGCTTGGAGCTGAAGAAAGCACAGCACTTGCAAGAGGCTATGAAGCTGCGCAAAGCGATTAGCAAAGCCAAGCCAAAGGCGGGTGGCATTGTTCGGTCCAAGAAAAATCTGGTGAAAGAAGATCATCCTGACCAGAACTTGTCGGTGAGCTGGATGTCCAGCGAGAGCGACGCTTTCATCACGGGCATGTCCATTGCTTACGGGTTATCTCGTGCGCAAGTGGTGGATAAGTTGATCGACATCGCCAAGGCTTCCAATGCCACGAAGCAAAACTGATCCAGACGCATTACGAGTTGCGCCGATTGTGCGCAACTTTTTTGAAATCGTTCACGCCAGCGACAGAAGCTACCAAGTTATAGCTGACGATGCTGGTGTGAGCCGCGAAACCATTGTGCGTTGGCAGACGTCTGCCAGCCCTAGTCTTGTGACGTTTATCGCAGCGGTAAATGCTATGGGATACGATGTTTTTTTAAGACCGACTACCCCAGCCAGCGGTGGGGCTAATAACACTGGCAGTTAGTGCGACGTACCTTTCATACCCGCTCGTGGGGTCGGCTTGCCGGTCACTCGTACACCTTGCGAGTGGTACACTCCGCGTCGTGAACTAACGTGAGCCGAGTATCCGTCTTGATAGAGGCGCGGCTCGTAGAAGAAGGGGGTTGCTGTAAAGGCTTCCCCCTTTTTGCTTTCTCCCAGATATGCTCTGCCTCGGCTGCTTCAAAATCGTCGAGAGCTTCAAGCAAAATCTCGACGTAATCTTTTAAATCCTGTATTTCTTCAAGGGATGTTTTCAAATTTTCCTGCAATTTTTTTTCACGACTTAACATGTCTTCAAATATTTGACGTGTAATCACTGGGATGTTTCCCCTCTCAACTCAGACAAAGACACACCCTCACCCAGCATTGCGGCCTCGGCCAGCATGTCGGCAAGACACATAGCGCCTTCGTGAGTAAGATAAAAATTTCCAGAGCCAATCGTTAGCACCATTTTCCCTGATTGAGACAGGGAAATGTAGGGCGAGACGCAACGCGCCTCGGTCCCTGTTATTTCCGCGACTTGCACTGACCCTGATGCTGCGACAGTGCAAGCTACTGCGTGGGCCAATCAGTATCCGATCTTCTTGCCGGGGCGGGGCTTGGGCTTGGGCTTGGGCTTTTTCTTCACGTCGTTCTCCTTACGTTGGTGTGTCGTCTCTCGTGCAACGATGCCTGATTTGCACAGGCATCCCTGTTGTTTGCCAAAGTTCTATCTGTAAACTTTCTGCCTTTTCTTGCGCGACTAGGTAGCACGACGACTTGGTTGTGAAGCGGTCATTATTTTCCATGATTGCTTGTTGCCCGTTGGCAAAGACTATCCAGAAATATAAGACCCAGACTTCCATATCACCAAGCCTTGCATGACCAATAGCGTGCGCTAGTCTTGGGTCCGGGGTTGTCGCAGTTGTGGCGAGCGCGGAAAGACTTGCGACGAGCTGGTATGTTTTTCTTAATGGTCATGCTCTGATCCCCAAAGCGTACAACCTTAGTCGAGTTACCATCCTTCACGCAGACGGCAGACTTCTTTGAGGCGCTTGGAGTTTTCCAAGGCTTGTTAATTTTCTTTCCTTTGCAAGCGCCAGAAATTCTACCCTTTGTCATCCTCGTCTCCGCTCATTACAGTAAAGAGTTTAACGATGTTGTCGGGCGTGTCGTCCTCACTCGCCTCTTTTTCCAGATACTCTGCGTCCATGCAGGGCCAGCCGTATTGCATGAGATAGCCCTCGTAGATAAAGGCGAAGTCGTTAAGGCGCATCACGACTAAGCTGTCTTGAGTTTTCATATTGTTGCGACGCTGCATCACGACGGGCATTTCGGGAGTGTCAGATTTATGTATGCCTGTCTCGGCTTGCTGCATTGCTGCGTAGGGCTGGAACTTTTCTGTGCGTTTTGCCTCGACCCACAAGTCTGGCGTTCCGATTAGGTCTGCGCGACCACCGCCAGTTATGTATGACCCACCACCAGATAGGGGTGCGCGTGTGACTTTGCCTTCGCCGCCGAACAATCGTCGGTCTAACCACTTGGCAAGCTCTCGCTCGTAGCCGTCGCCTTTTCTTTTTTGTTTACTCACGTCGGCTCTCCTGTTTATTTAAACTGCCAGTCGTCGGGGATGCCCATTAGGTCTGGGCTTTTGCATTTGTTGCAGACGTATTGCCAACGTTGTCGAGAGGCCGTCGACTTGCACTTGATGCAAGGGCGCTCCCAATTATCTACTTCGGATTTATTAGCGGTGATCGCGTACTTCGCGCCGTTAAATTCAGCGAGGCCTTCTCGGATCAAAATGCGCTTAATGGTATCAGAGCAGCAGCCAAATCGACGAGCCATTGCGCGGTAGGTGTAGTCGTGGTCTAGCATATATTCCAATAAGTCCCGCTCGCCTTCGGAGAGGCCAGCTCGGACAGATCGCATGGTTTTTTCACCTCCAATGCGGGAGACGCCCCCGCCAAAGGGGGGGTCTGGTATGGGGTTTGTGACATGAAATGGGATTGACGAATGGACGTCGTTACTATTTATAATCGCGTGAGCGTCGCAAGGTACTAATAGTTCTAACCGTTCAAACAAGGACAGTTGCTTCGCACTGTCCTCCCGCACAAGACTACTAGAACTAATAGAACTAATAGCGTTCACACCCACCTCCCAACTTCGTAGACGGGCAGACTTAGCTTGCGGCTGATGTCCTCTGTCGACATGCCTTGACCCGCATAGTACGCAGCTTTTTGTTTCATGGATGCGGTGGACACGACGTACTGTGAGCCGTCGATTAAACTCTCAGCCCATCCAATAAAATGTGTCTCGTGTAGCTCTGTCGTCTGCCGCACCTTGCCGAAACTTATTTGACTGACCATGCGCAGACGGCTGTCAGGTCGTAGCCTTTGCTCAAGAAACCCAAACGGCGTCCACATTTTCCCATTGCCGTCGTACATTTCCAGATCGCCGTCCCACAAACCAGCCTTCGCCTTTGCGTCAGCCTTGCGCTGGAACACCTGTGTCACCATGACCTGTGTGTCGATGTCTGTGAGCTGCGCCGTGCTGCCAGCCTCACGACCAAGGCCATTCTCTCCCGGCTTATTGCGGTGGTGAACCATCACGACAGATGCGCCGAACTTATTGCGTATGCTCTTTGCAACGTGATTAACTTTGAACCACTCGCTCGCGCTCGCTTCCTCAAGGCCACCGAAAGCATTTCTCACCGTGTCGATGACCACGATGTCTGGCTTCACCGCTTCAAGCCATTCACCCAGTAGACGAAAGCCTTCCTCAGTAGACAGCACCATTTCGCCACCGTCTTCTGCGTTGATGAGTGACGGCGACCACATGTTAAATTTGTCCGACGTCTCGCCAAACATTTTCACAAAATTCTTAAACCGATACAGTATGGTGCGGCTTGGATTGTCGTAGTCGAGATATAAAATCTTGGCTGGCTTCGTTTCGTAAGGTCCAAACTGTTCTTTGCCAGCAGCCATTGAGGTAAGTAAGGCTTGCAAAAAGAAAGACTTGCCGTGGCCGTTATACCCCACGACCTGAGTAATCGTGGCGGCTGGAATGAGCGGGTCGCACCAGTATTCTGTATCGCCTATGCTGTCGATCAGTCGATCAATGTCCGACCCCAGTATGGGCTTGAGCCTACCAAGTCGCACAGGTTTTTTTTCTTCGATTATCCGGTGGCCATCGCTGTCGTAATCAGACGGATAGTTGCGACGGTCCATGTCTATTGCGCTGCGCACTTTAGTTTCTAGCCAACGCTTCGTCTGGTCGGGGTCGTAGCCAGCCGAGTTAAGGAACTCGTCGTTAAAATCGAGTGCAGCTTTGAGGCAATCATCACCAATGATGCCCTGCCTCACCTTCTGCCCGACGTACCTAACCATCAAGGCGTCGGTCCCGTCACCGTCTTGGAGCTTGCGCCCAAGGTGCGCGACACGCACCTTCGTCTGATCCCATATGCTTATAAACTCTTCGGGGTTGTGTAAGCCTACACCTGACAAGTCGAGTGACCCGAAAGAAAATTCATCGCCAGCTTCAGACGCAACGCCTTTCCAAGGGTGGAGGTCTAGGTCGTCCCAGTCAGCGGTTGTTTCAAAGCGGTACTCGTGTTCAACGATTTCATCTTTTACTTTGATCGACGGGGGCATGACGACAAACCCGCCATCGCCACGAAAGTCTAGGCCTTCGACTTGTGGCCAGTCACGGCCAACGCCGCCGACCTTATTGGCAAACCTCGTGCCTTGCCGTGGGTGCTTGAAGTAAAAGTGAGCGCCCTTCTTTGTGACGACTTTGTAGGGAGACGTCATCGCGTTCTTCTCTGCAAACTTAATGGCGTCTTCGTTGTCGCAATCAACAGCAACGACACCACTCAGCTCACCAGTAATTAAACCGATGTTAAAATATTTTACAACGTTCCCCGACTTGGTACGGACACCTTCGGTAAACCAATCGTCTATCATGTCTTCGGTCACGGCGTTCGTCTGCCAGTCGATCCAGCCCAGCAGTGGGGTCTTGGACGACAGCGATAGCGGCATGATGTTCCAGCCACGATCAATCGCTTCAAGTGCAGCCGTGTACGTGCGGCTCTTGTGCCTCTCTAAGTCATGTTCAGTCAGCGTCTTGCCTGTCATTGATTGCGTCCTCGAAATATTCGTTGATGTTGAGATTGGGGTAGTGTTCAAGAAGTCGTGCGATTGTGGGCGTGCCGAAATAGCCCGTGCGGATCGCGCGATATGGTGCGGTCCTCGTGTTGCCGAGCAAATTCGCCACGTTGCTTACGCCGCCACAATCTTGAACCAATCGGGCAGCGTTGAATTTTATTGCCATGTGTTTTCTCCTTCTCCCCTGTCACTAATGCCCATTATACATATCGTCTACATATCTTGTGACGTTTGTGACACAGAATACGACACCTCTTTATTGTGTCTCGATATGTGTTGGAGTAGAAAGGAAAAGTTACTTCAACTTCTACAGGAGACTTCAATGTCCGATTGGGATACAGAACCCGCCAAAGAAATTAACAACGCCAGCCCTGCGCTGGTCGCCGCCGTCGCAGAGTACAAGCGCGTCGCGTCTACCTTAGAAAAATTGCAAGAGCAGCACGCTAGTCTGATTGAGACAATAGCTGCCGAGTTCCCGATGATGTCAGGTGAACAGGCGATTGATGTCGGGGGTATGACCGTCACATGTAATCGCACCGAGCGGTGGACGTGGGACGCCGAGTACCTTGAGGACTTGTTTATGACGTCCGACACGCTGCCAGACCACGTCAAAAAGAAACTTACTGTGAACAAGCGGTTGTTTCAGAACCTCGACGACGCCGACAAAGCTCAGCTAATCCCTGCGCTTACCAGAACCCCCGGCCCCGCAAAAATTAAAGTTATAGAGGTGGATAATGTTTAGCCCACAGAACACAAAAGACGAGACGACTAGCTTTCAGAAGTCGTTGTTCTTCGCGCCTCATGGCTATGGAAAAACTACGCAGTTTAAATACTTGCAGGATTATTACGGCAAGGGTTTCATCATATCTGGTGAGAGCGGCCTGTCATCTATCCGCTCTGCGAACATAGACTTCTTACCCTTTAATTCGTGGAAGGGTAAGTCGGACCCGACGTCTGGTGACTACTCATTTGTAGACATATTCCGCTGGATGAAAACGCCAGAGTTTAAGGCGAAGGATTATAAGTGGGTGGGAATAGACAGCCTTACGGAACTGTCCTCTCACTCACTGAAATCTGCACAGCAAGACAGCGACGAAGAGGCTCAACGCCAAGGCAAGAAAAACGCCAACGGCTTTGAGGCGTGGGCCAAGCACAGCGCCAATTTAATCGGTGCGTGCAAGGCCATCAGAGATATGCCTATGCACTTTCTTGTCACGGCACTTGCAAAAGAAAGCCAAGACGAGAACGGCAACACAGAACACTGGCCCTTCCTCGACGGTAAGGCGGTGCAGCAAGCACTGCCGGGGATTTTTGACAACGTCTTTGCTGGCGTGCGTGCCACGGCTGGCGACCAAGGCAACCAGCAAGTCATCCGCTACATAATTACGGACGACGTGAAGGGATGGAAGGGCAAGGTTCGTGATGAGAAGCGGCGTCTTGCTCCCGTTGAGACGACAGGAAACGTAGTCGACTTGTTTAAGAAGATGGCAATGTCCGACGCAGATTTTAAGAAACTTTCAACCAAGGAAACAGCATGAGCTTTTCATTCGACAAACTAAATCTAGGCGGCGTCCAAGCGTCAGGCGCTTCGACTATGCTACGAGCGGGACGATACGTCTGCACGGCAAGAAATGCTGCGCTGAGCGACACTAAGTCTGGCGGCAAATACATTGAGGTCGAGCTAAACGACAACAATGACATGGGCAGCATCAGGGCCTATCTTAATATACATATCCCTGCTTCTGAAACTGCCACACGCATTGGACGTGAGCAGCTCAAAGCTCTACTAACATTCGGCGGTCATAAAGACCCAGACAATATCGGAAAGCATGGCATCGCCAGCATCAACGGCTTGAAGACAGGCGTGCTAGTCGTGTCGGAGAGCTACATCAAAGACGGCGAGACGCGAACTGGCTCAAAGGTCAAAGGCTTCTTTGATCCAAAGGGCTTCGTCCCCACAGTATCACCATCGCCACAAAGCGCCCAAGCACCTTCTGTGGCCCCGCCGTTGGATGACGACATTCCATTTTAACCTCCCAGAATGGGATGTCGAACTGGGGCCGAGACACTGTGAGTATGCCCGACGTATATCGTCGCCGCGCTCGGACTTTGTGAAACTCGGCCCCTTTTTTAAACGAGCAAATGGACAGGGCAAATGGACAAATGGACAGCGTGTCCAGACATTACAAGTCTGATAACTGAGGCGTACCGAGAGGAACGACGTGGCACGCCGAGACAATACATCGGTGCGTCGGGCATTGGCCAGCAATGCCTTGCCAGCATAGCCTTTTCTTATAGAGGCTACCCCGACACGGCCCCCGAACCACAGCTCAAAAGAATTTTTCGTGACGGACACAAAATAGAATACGACGTTGTGAAAGACATGAGAAAAGCTGGCGTTCACGTTATGGAGAATGACCCGCTCACAGGTAAGCAGTGGCGGTGGACAGGATACGGCGGCTTAGTTATGGGCAACGCTGATGGGCTGATGGAAGTCGATGGCGTTCTGGTTGGCGTCGAGATCAAGTCGATGAATATGGCCAAGCACGCCGAGTTTATTAAGAAGGGCGTGAAGGGATCGCACCCAAGCTACTACGACCAGATGCAATGTATGATGGGGCTGTCGAATATCCAGCGGTTTGTGATCGTCGCGTACAACAAAAACAATTCCGCGTATCACCATGAGTATGTAGACTTCGACGACTTTCGGTGGGCGTTCCTCACGACCAAGATCGAAGACGTGCTGAACAACCGAGTGCGGCGTGTGGCGACAGACGAGAGCGACTGGCGTTGCAAAGGTTGCTTCAAGCGTGATGCTTGCTGGAAAGGTGACGAGCCAGAAGAAAAATCAGTAAGGACGTGCGGTAACAGCTACGCAGATAACGATGGCGTACTGCACTGCAACAAGTGCGACGCTCTGATGTGTACTGATTGGAAGAAATTTGAGCCGAGGCCGACATGAAAATTAAAAACAAAAAGAAAATGATTGTTGATCTTGAGTTGCTGGAACAGAGCGTGGTCACACGCATTGCAGACTTAGAATGGATGATTGAATGGGGTGACGATAGACCTGACCAGACTGACGTCGAGGCCAGCCTGTCTGACAGACGTAAGGCATACGACAAACTCAAGTACATTCGCAAAGACATAGCCATCCTGAGAAAAGAGGTGATTGATTGTGAATAGGTTAGTAGCTTTTGTCGGGCCAATCGGCAGCGGAAAATCTGTATGCGCGGATTACTTATGCTCACATTATGGCTATACTAAAATCAAGTTCGCTGGTCCGTTGAAACGTATGCTCAAAGAGATGGGCTTGACCGACGAACACCTTGAGGGTGCGCTTAAAGAGCAGCCTTGTGACATACTTGACGGGAGAACACCACGATGGGCGATGCAGACACTTGGAACGGAATGGGGGCGAGACCTAATCAGCGAGCGGTTATGGGGCAACGTGTGGCAACATCGGGCCGATCAACTTCTGCTGACGCAGCCAGTCGTGACAGACGATTGTCGCTTTCAGAACGAAGCGGAGAGGGTCAAGTCGATGGGCGGGATAGTAGTACGGGTGTCACCACCGGACAGCCACTCGACAGGGACCGCCGCAAATCATAGCAGCGAGCAATACGACTACGAAGTAGACATGACAATCAAAAATCCCGGCGATAATTCTTTGCACAAGGCGCTGGATTTTCTTGCGTGTGGAACTGTCATAAAGTAAAACATTACAGAGGGTTGGCCGAGGACGCAGTTGGGTCACATTTGTTTTAATCGCTGACCCTCACGACCCTTCCGGCTAGGTTACGCACTGCGACGAAGGGTCAACCTAACCACAGCCAGACCCCCGCAAACATACCCGCGACTAGGGTGACAAACAAGACGACAGCGCATGTCATTTCTATTTTGTTTCGTAGTTCTTCTCGCCGTCGTTCTTCTTCTTCTCTTCTTTTCTTCTTGATTTCGCCCCTGACTTTAAGCAAAGCATCCCACGCATAAAATCCTCGGCTGGCTATCACAGCTTTCTTAAGCTCTACTTCTAAGTCGTTGCATTTCTGCTGGGCGGCGTAAGTCTCAAGCGCCTCTTCGTTGATGGACTTGCCAGACCGCTTCTTCTTTTTTTTGTGGCCGTCCCTGACTTCGTCAATGGCTCCCCACATTTTTCCGATGTCGCCCATCATGCTGTGGGCATCTTTGCCCAGCTTTACACCAGACTTAATCGCAGCGAACGCTGCGACTGCGACTGATATAGGCTCCACGACTTAGCCCTTTGCTGCTTTTCTGGCAGCTTCTCTATCTAGTATTTTTTGAATGATTGCCGCCGCTTCTTTGCTAACTGTCGAAGGTATCTGCTCGCTAGTCGTTCGTTTTTTTGACCACTCTTGCACACCATTCATTCCGTTAAGGCGGTCCATTGTATTGGCGCTTACCTTCGGCACTTTGTCTTTCTTATGTCCCATGTCAGCCCTCCATCAGCCAGTCTTCGACGTCGAAACAGGGACATGCCTTGTTCGACCATTCGTTGTGTCCTGAGATAGTAGTAATCGTTGGATGTTTTTCCTTTAGGTCTGCGATTAAATTGCGCAGCGCGACGTCTTGCTCAGCAGTAAAGTTATCCTTGAAGATGTCGTGAGCCTCGCCGCCACGTCCCCCCAAAAGTGTCACGCCGACAGAGTGTTTGTTGCGACCACGGCAATGCGCTCCACTATGACCGATAGGCCGAGCTGATCCGACGTCGCCCTGACGATTGATGGCGAAATGGTATCCACAATTTTTCCACCCCCGGTCCTCCACATGCCAGCGCGTCAACTCTTTGACAGCGTCTTCGACTGGCTTATCCTCGTACCAAGACGGCCTAGTCGCGGTGCAGTGAATTATGATTTCAGTCAGCTTTCTCATCGGCTTTCTCCTTGATGAGTTTTCTTTGTCGTTCGATTTCGTCGCGCTGCGTTTCAAGCTCGACGAACTGCTTGTCGATTTTATTGGGATGGGGAAATCCCACGACATTGTCGTGCCAAACAGACGTAAACTCCCGGTCATCCGACGTGTCATAACTCACTTCCCCTTACCGAAATATTGTGTTGCGCCACGGATACCGAAGCTGGCTGCGACTACACATCCCCACGTATAGATGAACCAATCAGGGGCTTGCTCCAATGCAGCGAAGCCATCAAAGACTATGTCTCTCCCAGTCTCCCCAGTGAAGCAAACTATAATGGGGAGGCTCATCAGGATTGTAATATACTCATCCTTCCACGACGACTTTGAGCCTTCGGCCATGATCTTTTCCCAGTTGGCCTCGCTCTGGGCTTGGGACATAAGTATCTGGGACTTGGCCTCGGCCTCTGAGACTTTCATCTTAGTCTCTGCCGCTTTTGTTTCGACTTTGCCTTGAAGCCATGTGCCAGCAAGACTAGAGAGTGGGCCAATGAGTGCTTGGATCATCGCTCCTTACCTCCCGCAACAAAGTACGAGGCAACCAGCCCAGACAGCGCTAAATACTGAGCCATCAAAATACTTTCGGCGGCTTCAACTCGCGCTGGGTCGTACAAGGTAACAGCCGTAGCGACTAGCATCATCACCATTGCTGCCCAACACATATGTCGGCGGTTGGCTTGGTAAGTCTTGAAGTCGATATGTTCACGTTCTTCCTGTGTCATTCCTCAAATCCTTCTTTAAGACCTTCCATGATCTCTTTGACCGTAGGACGGCGCTTGGTGTTGGGCGAGTAGCGACACTGAAACGACTTGGGACACTCAGTGTAGCTGAACGAAGGGTAATGATACGCCGTCGTTCGGTTTGGACCGAGATAGATGCACACCATTTCGCCCGAAATTTTTGTGCGCTTGGCCAGTTGGCAAGTGACGTAGTCTGGGGTGGCCAGTCCCGCGACTAAGATTGCTGCAAACCACATCAGTCAAACGTGCCTCCGAAGCTGCTGCTGTTACTTTTCTTGCCGCCCGTGCTTGGCTCGCCACCAAGATCAGCCGCGCTTTCTCGGAAGTAGCTGACGCCGCCCAAGATCGGAAAGCGCATCGCAAGCTGCCGTAGCATCGCACGCCGCTTGGCAGTGGCTTCCCCGTCGCCAGTGACGTAGTCTTTCAACCCTGTCGCTACATCTATCGCACCAGTACCGGCGCTCACCGATGGGCCAAAGATGCTAGAAGCAATACGCACTGTGCCGTATGCTCCATTGTCCATCTGCGCCGAGGCATTGTATAGAAGTTCCGCAAACAATCCGAGGCCACCAACAGCTAGTAAGCCATCAATATAAAGGCCCAGATTTTCGTCTGCGTCGCCGCCTTCCTTAGCTCCTAGCCCTTGAGCAATAGACCAAAGACCCAGCATGTTGGTGTCGGAACCCTTGCGCTCACGCAATGCCATTGACTGCTCGTCTTCACCGCCACGCATTTGCACGACGTCTTTGGTCATTACAGACAAGCTGCCCATGCCTACGCCAGCAGTGAGAAGGTACAGCGCAGGCTTTGTGTTGCCTGCCTTTGCCTCACTAATCACATAGCCACTAAGTCTGGCCATCATCAGAGGGAAAGACTTAAGCTGCCACATCATAGACTGCCAAGGGTTCTGCGCCCAAAGAGGTGTGTCGTTGGGGTTAGGCATGAATACGCTTTCGTTTGTGAAGCGCAGCATCGCCATCTGTACCTGTTTCTTAATGGCCTCATCGCTTGGTGGCAGCTCGTCCAATCTGATAGCACCGTGCTTTAAGAAGTCGTACTTTGCGCCTTCTCCTGTCAGGCCATAACGCTTGAGGTAACGGATTGAAGTTTCATAATCCTTGCTACCCCGCAGACCTTTCGCACGCATCGCCAAGGCTCTGTTAATTTCAGTCTTGAAACTTTCAAAGCCGACCATTGCTGACACTTCGCGGTTGATATTTGTCCACCCCGTCAGACCTGTGAAGTTGAAGAACGAGTTTGTGAACTTCTGGTTTCCCGCACCTGATTGTTGCACCGCTCTGTCGTGCATAAGGTTTTCGATCCCGACGCCGATGTTGCGTGCAGCGTCACGGTAGGCTGGGTCTTTTTTCACGTAGCCTTTCCATGCTGTATAGAACGCTCTCATATCCCCACTGCGTATAAGTGGAAGCACCATGTCGGGCATGGATGTTAGGGTTGTAAAGCCAAGCAACGATACCGAGTTAAACGCTTTCATGTTACGGCTCACGACATAGCGCAGCTCGCTCCCGTCGCCGCCATCTATCGAACGCTTGTTAAGTACGTTCATCATGTCGCGCATTTTAGTTTCGTTGCTATGTGTGAGGCGGTTTGTTCTAGGGAAATCAATCATCGCATTGATGATAGCATCCACGCGAACATTGTAGCCGACGTCGTCCCTGTCGATGCCTTCCACCGCATTGATTAACATAGCCCTTGCGCGGTGCTTGTTCTTTCGGCGCAGTTCTGGCGTGTCGCCCAGCTCCTTTTCGACAGATACAAGCAAGTCTTTTATTTCGTTACCCCGCCCCTGTACTCGCGGTACAAGAACTTCGTCTACCTGTAATGGTCCTTCCTTTGACTGCCCGTGAGACGACGTATGCTTGGCAGAGCGTAAGATTTCCACCGCCCTGTCTAGGCCACTGCCCTTACCAGACATGGTAGCTCCACGAGCTACGTCTAGGTAGGTGTCGAAGCCGTGCATGTTTAGACCGAACCGTTCTGTCAGCAGGCGCTTCCTTACGGTGCGGTCAAAATATTTGGACATGATGCCTTGCAAGTCAGTGACTAAGAAGTTGTCCATTTCCACCATGTCGCCTGCTTGAAGCTGCAAGACGCGAGGGGCAAATATGCTGCCCAATGCTTTCTGTACTTGCGTGTCTATGGATGGATCATGCCCTTGAGTTAATCTGTAGTGGACATTTTCGGCCTTCGCTTCCAGCTCATCTATGCTGTGTCGCTTCTGCCCTCGGTAGTCTGGGCTGTTTTGCTCGCGCTTAAAGTAAGTTACGAGAGCATCCTTGAACCTGTTGGGGTTAGCCAGCAGTTCGTCTACATCCCAGACTTGAGGGACATAGAAGTCGTTACCTAGATTTCGTGCGTCACCGACAGCAATCCCAAGGTCACGCATTTTTTTCAGCTCTGCATCAAACAGTCTTCCAATCTCTAACGCGGCTTCTCTTTCTTCCTGTGCCAGCTCTTGAACAGCGCCCCGTCCTCGACGCAATGCGCTTATAATTCTGTTGTGGCTGTCTGGTTGCTTGGCGTCTTTTAGCATTAAGCCACGGTTGCGGTTGGCCCATTTCTTCACCCGACCCCCTGCGTCTGGCAGGGCGTTTAGCTTTTGGAACACACCGTTGACTGTGTTGTGCAGCTCGACGTCATGCTCTTCAAAAAATCCAGCCCCGTCTTGAGGCTTGATCTTATCCGCGTACCAATTAGCTCCGACGTTGCGGAAGTGTGCCGCGTTTTCTGAAAAGAAATTCACCACGGACGATAGCTTGCTCACCTTCTGAGCGTCTGCCTCCGTAACGTCTTGCTTCTTAAATATTTTACCCAGTACCGGGACCAACTGCACAGGTAGCTCAAGTCGTTGCGCCTCTTGCGCTAAGTTTGCAAACCGCCCAGGTGGTAGCTCGCCGTTTACGACAGCCATTTCTATGGCTAGTGACCCACCCATTTTGCGCTCAGAGTTTCTAGTCGGGTTAGAAGAAAAGTTTGCATCTACTGGTGTAAAGCCACCCTCCGCTTGGCGAACAGACGCGCTACTGAACACAACATCGCCTACGTCTGTGGTCAAAGCGTCGTAGCCCTGCCCAGACATGAAAGCGTTAAATGCTTGCCGCGCTTTTATCGCGTTCTTAGCAGTCCCGTGCTTGACCATAAGGCCGTCTTCGCCAGTCAGCGTGCGGTGAAGTGCTGCGCCTGAGAAAGTATCAGGTACGTTGCTCATCAACTCTTCGACAGCTCCGAAGTTTATCAGGCCAGCATTTACCATTCTGCCAATCAGGTACGAAATGCCGTCTTGTGCGTCACTTCTAAAGGAATAAGATGACCCGCTTGTCAGGTCAAAAGGCGTAGACATTTTGGCAAAAACTGGGACGACTTTAGGCTGCACAATCGAACCATCCAGACTTTCCAGCAGCCGCCAATGCCGATCTTGCATAGCGAGGAAGTGCTTAAGCTCGTGGTTCACGACGCCGTTCTGGTCTTGGCTCCTGTTCATAAGATCAAGTATGCTCTGTCGGTAAAACACAATGGCTTCTGCCGATACCATGCCACCGTCTATATCTGCTGGTGTCAGCGGCGAAGACTGCAAGGCTCTCTTAGTCGTTTCTAAAAATTCGACCTCGTCAAACTCTGCGTCTGCCTCTCCCGCTTTAGTCATATAAACCCCATCGCCATAGGGTCCGTCAGACGTTTTGGTCACGCCGTTTACATCTGCTTGCGGTGACTTATTGAAGCGAAGGAATGTGTCGACGTTTTCAAATGGGCTTGCGCCTAAGAAGGTGCGTACCGTTGCTTGCATTTTCTCTGACATAGACATGGTTAGTTCGCGGCCAAATCTGCCTGCGATTGTCGGGGAAATAGTACTAGAGCCGTGCGACTTAGCCGCCATCAGCACTGGCGTTCTGGCTATGGCAACCTCTTCTTTAGTGGGCGACAGCAAGAATATTTCTTCGCCGCTATTAACCCACTTGTTCGCTTCGTCGTAATCTCTCTTGAAGGCTATAGTGTCTTTGGGGAACGCAAGTATGTCGTGCGTAAGATCAAAGACTATCTGGCCTATTTCTTTTAAGCCATTCTCAACGTCAGCAACGGCAAACTTGGGCGGGTCATAAGTAAACGTGCCTCCCGACGCTTGATTTTGCGAGCTGTTTTCGTATTGCCTTTTCAGCAAAGTCCTTAGCCTGTCGTCAAAAGTGTTCGTCTTGCCGATGTCTGGCTTCACCCCAGAGTTTGTCTGGCGCATAGCGCGAGTGACAAAGAAATCTAAGGTTTCACTTTCTCTCTGGTTTGCGTCTGCGTAGCTAACTTGCGCAGCGTCGTTTATGTCTTTCTGCTGACTAGGTGAGAGCATACGATACGCCATCATATACAAGTCGGGCAGTACGTCTTCGTATAGGTTTTCTGTGATGTAATCTTTCTTTGCGTCCAACGCTTCTCTCGACGGTTGTTGGTTTAAACGCGCATCGTTTATACGAGTTATCTTGACCGCCAGCTTGCGCAAAGTTTTGCGCATTTCTTTAAACAATGGACCGTCTTGTTCTAGTACGACTTCGTCGTTGCCTGCTTTGTTTTGCCCGTAGCCTGTAATGACGTGAGCAGTGTACTCAGTGTCTACAATTTTATTAGGCGCTTCTGTTTCAGATATGCCAGCGTTGTGGAAGTTCGTCCACAATGACTGCAAGACAGTCTCCACGTCGGCTCTGCGGTGCGTCATAGCACCCTTGGCTACGACGAATGGCGCAGACTTATCGCCAGCAGGCTTGTTAGGTGGCGCGTAAACACCCTCATGTTTGACCCCAATGTTTTTCGGGTCTGTCTTCCAACGCAAGGCAATCTGTATCCATAACGGATCGCCCAGCTCTGTCGCCGCCTTTGCTAGTCGCGCAACAATCTTATGCTGCTCGCCGTTCTTCGACATGTTTGTAAGCTCCGTGAGGATTTGCTTAGCAAAGTCCCCCTTGGCCAACGCCTGCTTGTAAAGCTCTTGCATGGTTGGGATAGACGTTAGGTCTGGCCGCGCACCCAGTTCATTTATGCTTTGGAAAATGCTTTGGATTGCCATGACGCCAGTATCGCCATCGACAATGTGACGCTTTAGCGCCTCAATGGGCGCAATAGGGACCGCCAACTCGTCGACCATCCCAGCCAAATCATCTGGCGCGACGTCGGCTATGTCGATGCCTGCGTTGTTAAACTGAGCGACGATTAAGTCTAGGGCTTCCTTCTTTGACTGGTACTCGGCTGCGTCTTCACGGGCCATTTTCTTAAACCGTTCAGACTTTCTGTTCACTTTTCGGACTTCCGCTTGTCCTTCAAAAGTAATCCCAATGTATAAGTCTGTCGTCGCGTCTCGTGGCATCTGCCTGTTGAAGGCAGCAATCATCTGCCTGTTCATAACGTCCATTGCGTTGTTCAGGTTGGTTGCGAGCAAGTCCATTTGCTGAATAATTTTTTCGTCAAGATTATCATAGGGGCTATCCTCCCTAATCTTAGCTTCCGTCGCTTCGTCCGGTGTGCCGCCGTCGTCTATTAGCTTGCGGATTTCGTCGTCACGCTGCTTGGTTTCCTCGACGTCTGGATTGAAGGCTTTCTTATTTTCCCTCAGAGCTTTTAGAAAGGCGTGGACTTTATGTTGTGCCTCTAAAAGTTTGCCCCGTTGCAGCGAGCCAGTCCCAGTGTCAAACATTGTGATCCGCACGTTGCCACTACCCTCTTGGAGAGGGTTGAAGTAGTGAGTTTCCTCGCCAGCTTTGCCGCCAAACATGCCGTAGATTTTATTCTTGGCAGCTTCCATGTCTGTGGCGAGCGACAAGCTGTCGTCCAGACTTGCGGGTGTTCGCATCTTTGCGCCAAGCAGTGTCAGGCGTGTCGTGTCGAGAAGTCTAATCTTTTCTCCAAGGAACGCTGCGGTGTTTCTCTTCTGCCCCTCTTTCATGGGCTTGCCGAACTTTGCACCTACGCCTTCCAAGTGCGCAAAGCGACTAATGCCCACGTTCATTTTGCCTGTAACGGGATCAGGTTGCAGCACAGGCATGTGCTTTTGAAAGATTGGAACCAAGTCGGGGTCTAGCTGCACACCCGGCGTTTCTATGCCGCGCAGATTGTTGAGCAACATTGTTCCGAGCTGTGCAATCTTGCCCCACAAGCTGATGTTGTTGACCTGTCCGTTGGATGTCACCCACGTTAAGAATTGGTTGGCAAAATACTCTGATGGCGAGTGCAGGGAATTACTAAATAGCTGTGGGTCTACCGAACCTTTTTGCAAAAGGTCCATGTCCAATCCGTCGCCAGCTTCGGCGTCGTTGTAGAACTTTTCCATTGCCGACCAGAACTGAACCTTGTCTGTCTCATCCAGCACGTTGGCATACAGCCAGTGTGCTGTCTCGTGGATGATCGTCGCAGTGATTGGTGTGTGTCGATTGCCGCCAGCATTGATCTGCTCTTTGTCCAGCGTGATACGGTTCCGCTTACTCCCAAACTTTTCATTCGCAAAGTCTGGCGTAAATGAGTTTTCATTACCCACCTCAATTAAGGGGGATTTTCCAGTGAAAGTGAAAAGGTTCTCAAGGAACGACACCGACGCCGCCAAGTCGTCTGGCGCATGTTCTGACAGCGCTTGTTGGAGCTGGTTATAGTTCACCTTAACACGACGTGCGGTGTCTCTATCAATGCCGTTCTTAGCGGATGAGTTCAGTAAAGCACCGACTGACGCTCGCAATCTCATAAAGTTTTTATAGCTGTTCAGTGAGGGCAGCATATTCCAAGAGATACTTTCGAGACCAAACATCATATCGTTCAGCTCGCCAATGGTTTTTGGTACTGTCGCTAACTCGGCCAAGACCGCTATGTGTTCTTCCGACCCACTGATAGGGTTGTCTGCAATCGTGGATAGCTTTGATGCTTTCGTGTTCACGGCAGCTTTACTGCCGTCTGGTACTGTGTTTGCCAGCGACGCCAACTCTGCGTCAGCGTCGGCCACTGTGACCAGTTTCCCGTTCCTGTCGTAGAAGCTGTCGCTTGCGTCCATAGGACGGAAGGTTTCGAGAAGCTGGTCTTTGCGGGACACGCCTGTCGATGGCAAGTCTACGTGACCAAAGATAAACTCATAGCGGGAGCTATTCTTCAGCATGTCGCCTGCGCTCTGTGCTTTCTTCAGACTTGTGGCTCGCACACTTCCTTTTAGTTTAGAGGTCTTGTCTACAATCTGCACTGCAAACATTTTGCCCGTTGGAATTTGTGCGGCGTAGTATTCGCCATTGTGTGTCAGGCGGTCTGCTGGATCGACTGGCTTGGCAGGCGTGTCTAAAGGCGTCTCACCCTTTTTGGTGTTAGGCGTCAGCGGTTTATTGTTACCGTAAGTCTCGGAATTTTTGTGGTCGATTGGGTATTCCGTACCGACTTGGTTAGCTTTGCGCCGATACTTGTTTGGCATCTTGTTTGCGACTTGGTTAAAAGTTTCGCGGAACATCGGCAAGAGATCGTCAATCAAGTCCTTCTTAGTGTCGAACACATAGACCTTACCGTCAGAGGCCCGTGTAAACACAGCCTTCCCGTCTGGCAGACTATCTACAGCGCCAAGCATACGACCTTCAAACCCAATACTTGTGCGGCTATTGCCCAAGTCGACGTAGTCCAAGTCGTTGAACAGGTCTATTTCAATGCCATCAATCACACGGATGTAGGGCGGCTTGCCCTTGGATGTCGGCGGCACGCTGTCTGGCTCAGTGACAGGCTTAGTCTTCTTAGCGTAATGCGCCCGTATCTTTTTGATCTGGTCTTCTAGCCACGCTTTAGGCAAGCCGTTGTCTCGCTGGATAGTCAACGCCTCGGCAATGTCTTCGCCCATTTCTACGCTGGCGGCTTCCTCTTGCATAATGCTGTCGGCCTTTTGCCTTACCGCAGTTTTTGTCGCTGGGTTAATAGGCTTGGCCTCATTGAGCGGTACTCCCGCCATTATAGCGTAGTCTTCGGGCGTCATTTCAGGCCCATTACCAGCACGGTTATTTAAGGTAGCTGTGACAGCCGCATTAAAGGCGTCGGCTTCTAGCTCTGCGCGAAGTTCGGGGTCTTTAATGTGGTCAAAATTTTGAAACGCTTGGTCGTAAGCGTTATCTCCATCTAGCCCTCGTCTTTCGTTCATTGCCGCCTCTTGCGCAGCGTCTCTGGTGGCTTGGTCGCCTTCCGATTTAGTGCGAGCGTAGTCTTGCCTTGCTGCCGCCGCCCGTGCTTTACCGGGTGCGGAGATTAGGTCGTCAGCAACTTTGCTGTCCACTTTCGCGCCAGTATCCAATGCGTTTTGGAGCGCAAAGCCTAGCTTGGTGAGCGTGGCACGCATACGTTGCAGCTCAACCTCGTCCATAGCGACCTTTTCACCAGTCCTAGCCATAGTCCCATCGCCTTGCTTTTCCAGCCTGCCTTTCATGGTGTCATGCAGCTTATTTCTTAAAGCGTTGTACTCAGTCCTGAGACTTGTCAGCCCTTCGTTCTCAAGATATTCGACCTTGTTGTCAGCCGCAGCTTCCTTCTTAGTCGAGCTGTTAAAGTCTGAAACGATACCCTTTAACGCTCGTCTCATTACTTGCGCATCTGAGATTTCCGAGGCATCGCTGGTGCTGTCCACCAATGCTTGTCGTGCAAGCTGCAACTGCGCAGGGTCGACTAAGATTTGCGTACCTTTTTTAAGGCTAGGGTCGTCAACAAAAAACGTCGCAATCCTTAACTTGCTGTAAAGCGCGTCGAGAGCATCCTGTGCATCTGCTACTTTTTGAGGGTCGATGGCTGCATCTGGGTTTTTCTTAGACGGCTTGGGGTTTTTCGCGCTCTTTAATTTGTTTATCGCTTTGTCTAACTGCTCTATGGCGGTTATCCGTGGCTGCGTGTACGGCAAGTTACGCTTAGCCTTAACCGAGTTACTCACGCGCTGCTCAGACGCCGCATCAATCGCTGCGTCATGGATCGCCATTTGTGCAGTGACTTGGCTGTTCAAAGTTTCCAGCTTGCCAGTCTGCCCGTTTCTAACGGTTGTCTTTCTAAATAGCTTACCGCCCTTGCTCTTACCAAAGACTGCCGCCAACTGCGCGGTTGTTGCCTTGCCTTCTGTAGTCTTGCCCCAGACAGTCATCTTTCCTGTGGCCGCGACTTGGGTGTAACCAATGTGCTTGCCGAGACCTAGAGCTGCCGTCGCGTCGCTTACGCCAATAGCCGACGACGTCCTTACGTTGCCTCTGTCACCTCGGATACTTTTGCCGTCTTTAACTGGGTTGGTGCTGGTGCTGTCGTAGGCTAATCTGTCCAGCTTCTTTGCGCTATCGGTGCGCTGACCCTTCCTGTCGCCGTAAGCATATGTCTCGTCGTCCACCCCACGGCGACCCATGTCTATATTTTTTTCGCGGCTCTTTTGCAGCTTTTCGTTACGTGTATCAAGAATTGAAATTATCTTAGAGACGTACATGTCTCTCTTAAAGCCGTACTTGTCTATCAGAGCTGCTATTTCTGCGCGAGCTGCTAGGTGTGCCTCTTGAGCTGGTGTGGCATCCTTGGTTGGTGACACTTTGTAACGAATACGAGTAGCGCCTTTAGCAACGCCAACAATGTCGCCGCCGGGACTAGCCAAGATGTTACCAAAGTCATAACCAGCCAGCCTAAATTCACGGCTCTGGATTTCGGTGGTGTACTTTTTGCCAGCCGCGCTTTCTGCCAACGACGGCTTGAAAGTTCTCAGCATTTTTTCCAGAGCTTTTGTAAGCTCTTGCCGCATCTGTCGGTTAGCATCTATCTCGTTTGATATGGCTTGCTGATTGCGCTCGACAAAGTCACCAGAGCGACGCATCCATCTGTCGACCTTGTCGTCAGCCAATCTGTTTACGATTGTTTCCGCGTCGGCCATTTTCATCTGACCACTTGCCAGCAAGCTCGACAAATATTTTTCTTTGAACTCGTTAAGCTCGGTTTTCATGGAGCTAGGAAGGCCTTCGATAAACACTTTTATCTCTGACTTCTTTGCAGGGGGGAAATCAACGCGCTGGACGTCTGGGTTGTTAATCGCTGCGCGAGCAATATCTGCAAACTCTGGCGTGAAGTCTTGCGCCATGCCCTCTAAGACTTGGTCAGGCAATCCAAAGCCGTCCACCAATCTGTCGTCAAAGATTTCTACTGCTTGTCGCTCACGCCAATCATTATACTCAGCCATTGCACCCGCACGGTATGGCGTCGCGTCTCCGTATTTCTCTGCTTGGTTTGCGTCTAGTAAAGTTTCAAAAACTACATTGTTTAATGCAGACGCAGCTATGCCGTCGTCATCGTTTAGCAATTCTATAGCATCGCTGCGGCCAGCATATTCTTCAAGGATTGCTTGGAACTTTGCTTTTCGTGCAGCAATAGCCGCCTTGGTATTTTTCTTAATGCTGCTGATTTGTTCAGCCAACTGCTTAGCGGTGAACGGCCCACCAATGTTATCGACTAATAATTGCAAAACGGCAAATCGACTGTCGGCATTAGTATTCATGTCGACAATATTTACGATCCGCTCGGTAGCGGTCACTACTACTTCGACTGGTGCTACGTCGGGTGTGCCGCCGCTTGGCTCTTCTACTGGCTGTGCGGCCACTTTCGCAGCATGTCTCGCCATTCTGTCTTGCTCAAAGAGCTTTGTCGCTTCTGAGCTTTTTTCTTTTACGGCGTCTTGAACTGCGCGTTGGTCGTCGGCAGCTTTAGTCGCGTCATCTAGCGCTTGTCTTTTCTCGTTAAAGACGGCCATTTCTGGGCTGTCAGGAGCGCTTGTCACTTTTTCAATGTTGCCGCCATCAGCGTCTTGACCGACTACTTCTTTTTGCAGGCCTCGTTCCGCGTCTTGCAGTTCTCGCGTCGCGCTATCAACCGCTTCATCTAACTCAGGCAGCTTCTCGCCAGCGGCCTCGACTTGCTGGCGCAATGCCTCCTGTATACGTGCTTCTCTTTCGGCAATCGCGCTTTCATTGACATCTGATAACCGTTCGCCAGCCGTGTCGCTCGGCTGACCGCCACCCGTAAGATTTTCGCGGTTTTTCCCTACCCCTACGGCGTCTACGCCTTGAGCTTGTGCCACTGCGTTGGTAACGTCTCGGACTAAACTTCGTCCCTCGCCTTGCGTGTTTTCTTCAACAGTAAAGCCTTCGCCCACAGCGGCGTTCATAGTGTTGTCTGCTGCGTTACCGACGCCATCGGTATAGCCAATGCGCTTCTGTTGGTTTGTTAAGTCTTCCAGCAATTTGATGTCGACGTCTGCCGTGGCTTTGGATGGAGCATCAATGCCCTGTAGCTGCACTTCGATTTTGTCTGCCACTGCACGGTGGCGTTCTGCCAAGTCGCGTGCTTCTCTAATCTTTACTTCGTTAGCGCCAGCGGCCACCATTTTTTCAGCGTCGGCGTCATACTTTGAGGCAAGGCCAATGCTATCGTTCATAGCTTTGACACCGTTTAAAAACCGCTGCGATGCGCTCGTATCAACCGATGACGAAGCGCTTACGTCGATAGTCTTCCCGCTGTCGTCAGCAGTTCCTTGCTCCATCACAGCGTCTTGCAGTTCTTGCGTTCTTTGGCGCTCTGCCCGATCCGTAAATACTTGGGTCAGGCGCACTTTATTGGCTGGCGTCCCGATCCCTGTTGGTTCTTCTGGGGCGGCGTTCTCGGCCTCTTGCTGTGCTTTCGCCGCTGCCGTCTGGCGTCCGTCTAAGTCAGCTCTGAACGCTGCACGACGTCCGTCCCTTATGCCTCGACCTATGGCGTTGCCCTTGCCAAAGCCTTTGGACATTGGGTTGACGTTAGGGACAAGCGCACCAGCTAGACCCATAGGTGCGCCGAGCAATGCGCCCCCAATTAACCCGCCGCCGATTGCAGCGCCCGTCTGCATCAAGCTGTACTTGTCTTGCAAGCCAATCTTTATATCACGCGACTGCGTACCTAGACTGTGTATGCCCTCGACTAGACCACCAGCCAGAGCTTCCGAAGTCGCACCCTTTGTAAGACCAGCGCGGATACCAGCTTTTCTTGCTTGGCCTAATGCTGCCTGTGTCGTGGCATTTTTTACGCTGTGAGTACCAGCTTTGGCCATAACGCCAGCCGCCGCCGCACGCGCAGCAACTCCACCCGATCCGAAACCTACGACGTTAATAACGTCGAGCAGACCAGCCGCAGCATTTGTGCGAAACCCCTGCCAGCCGTCGCCACCTTCCTCATAGAAGTCTGGCATCGCGTCAAAAGTTGTTTGCAGTCTAGCAAGACGTGTGTTTTGCGCGTCGCTCTGCGACTTACTGTCGTATATGTCTCGGCCAATGGATACAGTGTTCATGTTGCGCCAGCGGCGGTCTTCCATGAAATAGTCTTTGGCTTCGTCTGTGCTTGTAAATGTCTTGCCGTCGCGCTCTTGGTAGTAATCAAATACGTCTTGGACAAATGCCGAGCTATTCCAAGCGTTGCGTGCGGTTTCTTTGGTTAAACCCGCTGCGTACCCCAGACCTGTGTCGCCTTGACCGTCCTGTGGGCCACCGTCAATGTCAATTTGTGCGTTGTTTAAAAAGTTGCTAAATAATTTCGACACGTCGGTACTCCAGTTTCCGAGGCTTGTTCGGACCCATCATACCAACGTGTTAAGTTCTAGTCGTCCTCACTGCTGAGAGAGAGCTTCCATTGCCAATGAAACTGACCGTTCATCAAAAGGCAAACCCGCCGACTTTAGCGCGTCAGCTATGACGCGAGGCATTTCGGTTTGCTGCCATTGCGACTTTTCAGAAAAATTGCTGATCTCGGCTGCGTCAAGACTGCTCTGCAAAGCAGTTTTAATAGAAGTCGCAAACTCTTCCGTCATTCTACTTTGTATTAGTGTCTCCGCTTTTTGCGCTCGTGCTGCGTCCCAAGCCTTGTAGCCTTCGTTAGCTCTTTCTATCCCCGTAAGTTCTGGTCTGGCTGGGGCTGCTGGCGTGTGGAAAGGTGTGTATATTATATTACCATCGACCATTCTTCTTTTGCCATCGGCTGATACGCTACCGCTTTGGCCGTTTGATCCGGGGGGCGGTTGCACGACTAAGCCATTTTCCTTTGCTGCCGCTGCTGTCATTCTCTCGCCCTTAACAAGCTGCCCGTCTACCAAGTCGTAATAAAAGAACGGGTTAAGAAGTTCGCCATTGGCGTCTTTAAACGTCTTGCCAATTTTCCTGCTATCGGCTGTCACCATTGCATACGAGGTTTCGCCGTTGGCGTTCTTAGTACGTGTGAGCCACTCTGGTTTTACCATAGGCTTAGTATCTAAAATTCTTTGAAACAAACCTTCGGCAAGAAGGTCTATGCTGGTTTTTGGTTTAGCAGGAATTTCCCTAACAGACCACCGCACTTCGTCTTCTTGCAGCCCTGCTACAAAAGTCTCTATGCCAGCGGTTAATTCATTGGCAATCTTTTCGCGGACTTTTTGTACCGCTTCTGGGGTGGCAGTGATCGGTAAGCTGGCAATGTCCCTTTGCAACTTTTGGATTGCGATAGCTGATAATTGCTTAAACAGACCGTCCTCGTATGTTTGGTAATAAGTCTGTGGCGGGGGTATGCCGTCTTGCATCTGGATCGCTTGACTTTGTACCCACCCCGCCATGTCACTCGTGGCTGGTAGCATCAATGTGGCTTTAGCAATGTTCACAACCTCTTGCATTTCTTCTGGCGTAGTTTTTTCCGGTTCTAGCCCCATGTCTCTTACTATTTTCAAAACAGTCTGACTGGCTTGAACTCTCTTGGACATTGAAATGTGCGCTGTATTGGCCAAGGCTCTAAGAGCAACTCTTGCTACTTTAGCCGCAGGGTCGTCGCTCATAATCAATAGGTCTGCGGCCTTTTCATTTTTCCAGTAATCGGCACTAGCGTTCCAAGTCGAAGTTAAAGCGGTGACGTGTCTATCATGGTTTGTCTGCCACAGTTTTGCGTGCGCGTAAGCGCCACGGCTGTCTAGTCGCTTGTAAATATCTTCAAACTCTTCTGGAAATTTTTCCTCGCCGTCTGCGTTTTCCGTCATTTCGTAAGGGTCCATCCCCAACATCGCTCTGTGGTTGTTTAATACCTCAAACGCTTTACCTTTTCTCCCTCCGATGTCGGCTTGTGTAAATATTCTATCTAAGTCTGTACCATTGTTTGCAACAAATTCGAGCAACGCGGCATCGTCTTCTTTTTTTTCTTTGGCTATCGCACTCTCGCTGCCAATGGTTAATGCGCCCAGCAATTCGTCAAAGTGCCTTTCGTAAATACCGGGATCAAGAGCTTTTAGTACATCATAGTCGTTAGTGGTATTTTCCAGCAACGTCGTGACGTATTCTCTGCGCTTTGCGTCATCGTTATATTTTTGAAGAAGTTCCCCAGCATATGCAAACGACCCTGTTAGTGATTGCTTAGCTTTATCTAAATTGTTGTTAGCTTGAGCTATTCTTTTGGGTTTGTTGGCTGCGCGTAAGTTGGTCCCGTATATGTCAATCTCAGCGTCGGTAGGTATTCCCAGCCCACTTCGTGCGAAAAAGGCTTTAGCCGCTTTTTGCAATTGGGCAGGGTCAGTAGTGTCCACAGCCAAATCTGCGTCTACTTTATTTAATGTTTCAGCTATATAGCTGGGCCGATACGTTTCGTATTCTTTTGTGGCCAGTTCCATATACTTATCCACGGCGGCTTGGTCAGGGACAAAGCCGTTTGGGAATGAATTTTTAAACCTTTGCTCGGCTACCTGTTTGAACGCCGCTAATGTCGTGCTGGTCTTAATCAGGTCTTGAAATCCTTCTGCACCCTGTGAGGTTGCGGTACTATTGTAATCGGACATAAGCCTAGATACGGTGCTTTCTCTTAGCGCTTGAATAGCCGCCTTATGACGTTGGGGGGCGTTGTCGTATGCGGCGGTCCATTGACTGTCACTTTGAAGGTTCATTAACCCTTGGTCTCTGTAATACTGCTGGAAATCTGCTTGCTGGTTTAAAAAGTTGTTGTTCTTAAACCAGTCAAAAGTGAACATATCTCCTTTTATGCCAGCGGCGTCTAGCTGCGCTTGATAACTGGCATAGGCAGTGGTCCCGCCGGGTTTCACTTTACCGTCTGCGTCTTTTTCCTCTGTTGCATGGTCTGTCCCAATGTGGGCCTTGGCAAGTTCTTTTGCTATTGCCAGTTGTTTTGTGATATTGCCCAGCGCATTGCCAGCCGCAACGGTCTGTTTGTTCGCTTGTATCTGGCCAAGTCGTTTGGAAGTTTCTTGCAGTGCGCCAGACGAGGGAAGGCCAGCGCCAAAGTAAGATGTGCCGCCAGACAGAGACGACTTATAGTTAGCCAAGTCTTCGGTGCTAACCTTTGCGCCCATGTCGGCGTTCATCTTAACGTAGCTCTGAAATAGCTCCGCATTTTCAGACCGACGTCTACGACTTGTGTCGACGGCTTCGTTGTAGCCCTTGCGAAATGCGTTGCCTAATCTCATTTTGCTATCCCTTTGTACTCTGGAACGCCAGCGCCAAGACTTGCCGTTCTGTAATACTCAAGCTGACGGTCTGTATCGCTCATAACGTCTACGCGCTTGTCGTTGAAGCCAAAGGTAAAGCCAAGGTTCGGTGCGATCTGCTCGCCAAACCTACCAACCGCCGAACCGAAACTTTCTGAACTATCGGCATACTGATCCGCAGCCGTTTTGCTAATGTCGGCTTGCTGATTGTATGCTGTCTGCATCATCTGTGGTGCAAAGTTAGTGAGCATAGGGCTTTCGGCGTCAATCGCTGCTGAGTACACACCCTTAGTTTCATCCAGCATACCCGTTCTGCCAGAGTTTAAAGCGTCTGCATAGTTTGTGCTTCTCGCAATGGCGCTGTCGAACGCCATGTTGTCTAGCTCTGCGACTTTATCCATAGACTTCTCTATGATGTCGGCCTGTCGGTCACTGTTATACGTGCTGCTACCCAGACCGCGATCAATGTTGGCAGCGGTCTCCGACGAAGACACCCGCTCAACTATGTCCATATAGCTGGACATGTAGTTGGTGCGTAGATCGTCATAGTTTTTCTTTATGCCGTCTTCGTCGACCATGTTGTATTCACCCAGCTTTGCGCTGGCTTTCCTAATCTCATGGTCGAGCTTGCCTGTTCGCTTCATAAGCTGCTCTTGCGCTTGCAATTCCGACTGACGTCTTGATGCCGCCATAGCTTGATACTCAGCCGCAAGCTGTTGTTGGAAAGCCATCTGGTCGCGTGCAATAGCTTCGTCTTGCATCATAGTCGTAAGAGACATGCCCATATCAAAGAAAGAGCCGCCTGCTTCGGCCATCATTCTTCCGCGACTGCCTTCTTTTAACGCGCTTCCGAAACCCTTACCACCGGCTTCACCGAGATTTGCCGCCATGTCTTAACTCCTAGCCGTACTTTGAAGCATACCCAGCTTCTCTTTTGCCTAATAAATTACGCCCAAAATTACCCGCTCTCAGGCTTTGTGGGCCGTAGCCAAGGTTGTAACCGCCAAGACCGCTGCCGAACCCAGTGCCAGCCGCCATCCGATAATTCACGTCGTTGTTAAGAGCTTGGCCGGGAAGTGGTTGTTCGCCTGTCGTGGCGACGTCTGAAGCCATTTCAGTTCCGACGACGTCTGTCTGCTCCATGCTGCCTTCTGGCAAAGGATTTTCAATCGTGCCATCTACGCCGCCAGCCAAAGCACGACTTCCGAAACCCTCACCGCCTTCGCCTACTGCGCCGGGGCTTTGATTAGCAACAGTCGCTTCCATACTTGGTAGCCCTGCGGCACTTGCGTATTCGTCACCCAAGTAAGACGCACCAGCTCGCGCCGTGTCAAATGGCGAGAACATCTGGCTTGCGCCTTCGCCACCTAAAACCATCGTCAGGTCTTCGTCGCCCATGCCCGGCACGGCGCTGTCTTTCCCAGCCGCCGCGTCCTTGATGAACTCGTACTGATTGCTTGGCGTGCCAGCATCCGAAGTAATGAACTGCTGTGGCCCAATGCTATCAGGGACCATATTCATCGGAGCCGCTGGACCGGGCCGCGCAATTGCTGGCGCTGGTGTTGGCGCTACCGCTCTTGATCTTCCACCCATAGTTTATCTCCTATCCTATGACTACGCCAATGCGTTTGTCGTTTAAGCCTGTCCGACGTTGGCTGCGTGCTTGCTGCATACTGTTCACTGGCGTCATCTTAGCATTTCCATAGTTTCGGTTCGTCCCACCCTGTTGAAGGTAGCGAACTCCGTTCATATCTGGCTGCGCACTAAACAGAGGGTTGTTAGACGCTGATGTTGTGGGCTGACCGCCAAGGCTAGTTGGCTGCACAGAGTTAGGGTTGGCGTTCTTGGCGTTGGCTAACAGCCACGCTTGCCAATCGAAGTCTGGTGAGCCAGCCGCCACGTCCCCAGACGTGTCCGACAGGCCTGTGTTTTGCAATGTAGAAATAGCAGGGGTTTCTCGTGGGGCAGGGCTTGCAACTGAACTGTTCTCTGGTCCGTCATTTAGACTTGCCCCAAACCCGCCATTCTCTTCTTGGTTTTCTTGCTGTTGGGTGCGTGCTTCCCAAGGCGTCTTGATGTCGCTGCTCATAATTCCTGGTGCTACGTCTTGCATCTTGCCGCCGACGTAAGAGCCAATGCCTTCTGTAAGCCCGACACCTGTTGTTACTGCGCCAACCGTTGCCTGACCAACGCTGCCTGTGCTGTCGTAGATTTTTTGGCCGACGAAGGGCGCGGCCTTGCCAGCCGCGAAGTCGCCAAGAGCGCCTCCTAGCGCATTGCCGTAGTCAAAGCTCGCCGTGCTTGCCGTGCCTTCCCATCCCGGCACGCGAGGCCCGTATGTGTTCATTGTTTCGTAGTTCGTTCCTGTGCCAATTATACTACCAACAGGCCCAAGCACTTGTCCAAGCACTAAGCCTTCGATAATGTTACCAAGACCCGTACCAAACCTAGAGCCAAAAGTATTCGTTCCCACGTTGCCTGCGGCGTCGGAAGCAAGGTTGCGTTGAAACGGTTCGTTGTAAGCGTCGGCCAGATCGTCAAAGCTAGATTGATTTGTGCGCTTGTTATAACCTGACCCTGCAAATGTTTCCTTAATAGTTGAGCCAAGGGCGTTACCCAAAGGGTCATCAAAGCTAGAGCCGGGGAACGAATACTTTGTGCCGCCGCTGTACTTTTGGCGCATCAGCTCGGCCAGCATCTTAGTCGCTGCCTGTTGATTTTCTAGCGTCGGTGGGCCGTATCCCGCCTGCGCTTTAGTCGGGTCAAACCCTTCTAATAAATAACCGCCCTTGCCCATGCCGACGTTGATTAAGTCTTGGTCGATGAAGGGCAGACCAGTGTTAGCTTTGTCCCAGTTAGCCTTTGCCGTTTTGTACGCTGCGTCGTATGCGGTCTTGTTGTCGTAATTATTACTGATCGTGTTTCGCAAATTAGAGTACGTACCAGACGTAATAGGCTGGCCGTCTTTACCTACTGCGTTAGTCACGCCTTTGTACGTGGACGAGTAGCCTTTCTTCGCCAGCTCAGCATTGATGACGGCTTCTCGTTCTTCCGCAGCCCTGAGCTGTGCACCAAGGTCGCTGTCGCCACCGTCGTTCGTATTTGGATACTTGGGTTTTTGCAAGTTATCGGGCCGCATCTTTGCGCGCTTGCTTGTCTTCAGGTCAGGGTTAGAATTTACGTTGCCTTCATTAGCCGTGTTGTTGTCACTGCTGTCGTCGTCGCTACCGCCGCTGCACATACTATAAGTCCTTCTGAAAAATGTAGCCCGTCTGGGTGTAGCCGTTCTTTTGAGCAAACTTGTCCCAGCCATTACGGACGCCATTATTGCACGGCATAAACAGCAAGACTTCTGCGTCGTTGTATCTTGCCCAATGCTCAAACTTTTTCATAAAGCGTAATGCAGTTGAGCCGCCACGATGCAACGGATGTATATACATGTTCTGCTCTATCGCCAGCGTGGTTTGACCAAAGTAGTGTTTACTCAAGTTGGCAAAGAACATGCCTGTTATGCCGTCGTCGGTCACAATGTCTTCGTCTACTAAGCTCAGTTTCTCTTCGCTTTCGATGTAAGACTTTAGCATAAACTGAACTTTGTCTTCGTCGAAGTCGTGGTTCGAAAACACACCTTCACTGTGCATAACCTCACCAAGCACCGCCAGCGGTGTCACGTCTTCAAGAGTTGCCAAGCGGATCATGGCGCTCTCCCATACGTCGGCCCGACGTAGTCGTAGCCTAGTCGCTTGGCTATAATATCAAAGCCTGAGTGAATACTGACAGTCGGCTCAAAGAATATGCCCTTGCATTTGTTTAAAGCGGCCCAACTTCGCAGCTCTCGCATAAAGCTCATAGGAACCTTGAGGTTCCCACGGTGGTTAGGCTCAATATACATCAGCCTTTGCTCAGCTATGAGGTCGCTGCCAAAGAAGGTCTTGGATATTTGTGCTGAAAAGAAACCCACAATCTCACCTTCTTTCTCGTAAACCATAAACATCCAGTCTGGCTGCTCGTGTGTTAGCTTTGCGTGCGCCATCATGTCGTCGGCGTCTACGTCGTATTCTTTGTAGTAGCCCTCCGCTATCATATCGAAAGCAAGGGCTACGCATCTGTCTATGTCTTCCGCTTCGGCCAAGCGGATTAGTTCTTTCATACCAGTATCATGTCCCCAAATCCCCTGCCGCGACGTGCAGTAGTACCCGCAATGGCGCGAGCAAAAGCACTCTGGTCTTGCCTACTTGATTTTTGGTAATTGTAGTCGCCTGTTTCCCTGTCGCGTACTTTGTCTTGATACGTCACGCCCTCTGGCAAGTAAGACATATTCATGGGAGCGACAGGGTTAGGCTGGGGTATCGTGGCCGAAAGGTTCGCGTTCTCGTTTTTCTTGAACTGGTCGTAGTATTCGTCAGGTAAAATCTCTGGCATTTGAGCTACAGGGTAGCTGCTGGCACTTAAGTTTGGCGGCTTTGGAGGGGGCGCGGTCTGCGATCCTAACGCAGCACCTATGCCTGCACCGTAGTTTGCAGCCTGATTGGTTGTGACTGCCTTGAAGCTGCCCTTCAGAGCGGCCCTCAAATCGTCAAGAGTTCCTTCGTAGTCTTCTCCTTTGTTTAAAAATTGGTCTTGGGCTGGCAAGGCTTTTCGCGTCTCTGTTTCTGCTGTAGTTTCAAACAGGTTGCCAGCGCCACGTCCGACGTAGGAACCAAGGCCAGCGCCTAGACCTGTGTAAAGCGCAGACTTAGTGTCTTGCCCTGACAATTTGCCAAGACCCGCCATGCCCACACCAGTCACCGCCGACTGCGCCCAAGGATTGTTGGCCACATAGTCTGCGCTTTTGGTTAGGAAATCGTACCAAGCAAACTTTTGTGCGCCTGTCTTTTCGTCGTAGTTGCCATTGGGGTCGCCCGATATGTACTGACGTTCGTCGCCGCCTTCGGCACGAATGGCGCGAGCAATAGCCATGCGAACTTCTGGGTGTCGTTCGCCCACGACTTTAGGCAAAACCATTTCTCCCGGCTCTGTGTAGGCTATGCGTGTGTCGCCGCCGTCCATGCGGTGATAGTGGATAGCGTCTGCTTGGTCGACGACGGGGATCATTCCGTTGCCGTCTTCTGGCAAGCTGCCGTTCATTTGCGGCTCCCGCTTCGGGATTTTATTTGCCGCGCTGCGTTTCCCAGAGTTTCTTTTGCTGGCTTCGTTTTCTGTGTCTGCCAAAGACATGTCGTTAGTGTAATAGTTGTTGACCCGATAGGGTTCCATTCGCGCATCTGCACGGTAGCCTTCGGGCATAGTGGCAGCGGGATTTTGCCCTAAATATTTTAACGCCATGTTGTTATTGAAGCGACGCTTGTTCTCCATCAGCGTTGCCTCTGGCTCAAGAGGTGGCGGCAATGCCTGACCTACCGCTCGGCTTAACCCACGCATATCCATGTTTAATTGCGGCTGCGTCCGTTCAAAGTTGCCGCCGCTTGCGACTGCTGACTTTAGGTAATCAAGAGCTTGGTAACGCGCTGCGTCTCGGTCATACTGATCCATGTCTTCGATGTCGCCCTTCGGCGTCTGAAAGTACGGGTAGCTCTCTTGGTTTAGTCGGCGTAAAAAATTTGCGGCTGTTTCGCCTTCTCTTGGCCCTGCCATGCTCTTTCTCCTTATACGTTGACTGTCGCGGCTGCGATACACACCTCAAGGCTCTGCCCCGAAGAGTTGTTTGTTACGACCAACTCAATCCGTTTACTTGCCACAGTCCCGTTAATCTCAATGACCGTGGCGATGTTATCCGACTGCAAGCTAGACGTCGCAGCGTATGTACTGCCGACAGCCACGCCGTCGACTGAGATTTGCAGCGTACAAGTTCCAGACGACAGCTTGTATGCTATGCCGTCGATACGAATTGTCTGTTTCCAAATGCGCGACAAATAGTAAGTCTTGTTGCCAATGTTCGCGCTGCTGTCTTCGTGTACCGAGAAGAATGGGATCGACACGGTTGAGAATGTTTCGGGTAACTGTGTAACTGGTAGGTTGCCCGAAGTGTCTAGTGTTGCGACGCCGTTGGCTGCGCCCATGTAAGTTTTTGGGACAACGGAACTGAAGTCGATGTCGCCATATTGTAGACCCGTACCTGTACCGTTCACGCGCACGTACTGGTTTGCGTTAGTTTGTACGAACGTAGGCAGTGAGCTTTCTGGCGATGTCTCAAGCCACTGCGTTCCCTCGTAGAATTTAAGGATAGCTGGTGTCAGGGACGTGTCGAGCCACAAGTCACCAGTCGCAGGGCTAGTCGGGGTCGAAGACTGCGATAAGATGTTGGCTTTGTTGAGCAGGGTGTTTGCCAGTGCGGAGACTTTGGCCTGCGGAATTTCGTCGTCTTGGACTGCGACTTTGGCGTAGTTGATGTAGCCTGCGGCGTTGGTGTATTCGTCTTCAAACATCATGCCAGCCACGGTCTTTAGTGATTGGTTCTCGACGGTCATAATCGTCACCTTGTCGCCAGTTGTTAGCTGGTTTGAGGTGTCGACGAAGGTGATAGTGTCAGACGTGGACGACGACAAGTAGTCTGCGCTACCGCCCGGTTGCTGCAAGATGCCGTTGCGCCAGACTAGGATTTTTTCGTCGTCAGTGTGGACGAACGAAACCAGTGTAGTCGAGCCAGAGATTTCGTTATCGACACGACGGAAGTTCGTGACCGACTGCGCTCGTATTGAGTACACGCTGACCTTGTCGCCAAGGGCTACGGCTGGGCTAGTAGTCGCAAGAGTTATCGTGTTGGCGGTGGTGTCGTAACTGTACTGCGCTGCCGTGTTAGCTGTCGTGGTATCGTGCAGAAGCAAGCCGTTGCGGTAGACCACAATGTTCTCGGTGGATGGGTCGAACGAATATCCAATAACGCTGTTGGCCGCACCGATTGTACCCGTTGCCGTTGCGCCCGAACCGCTGCCGCCAGTGATGGTGACGGTTGGGGCTGCTGTGTACCCAGAGCCAGCGTTCGTAATTGTGATTGCTGTTACCGCGTCTGCCGTCAGTGTGGCAGTGGCGGTTGCTGTTGTCCCTGTCGTCTCCTGTGGGTCAGATATTGTTACTGTCGGCACAGTCGCGTAGTTCGCACCGCCTGCCGTTACGGTAAGTGTGGCGATTGGGCCACCAATTAAAACGTCTGCGCGACCAAAGAAGAATGGGCCTTCTACGTTGCCGACTGATGCGCCTGCCGTGCCACGAAACGTCGAGACGTCTGCGATAGTTACCCAGCCCGTTTCTGCGCCAGAGTATTGGCCAATGCGATACTGGATGCCTGCGGTGGCGTCGAGGCGCATTTGGATCGGGCCGTCAAACACGCCTTCCTCGTTAAAGATTGTCGCCATCAGCTCGGAGATAGTTTTGTCGCCCAGCTCCGCTGTATTGAGATAACGGATCACGTTCTCAAAGTCAGTGTGGATGTTCCCACTGTTGACATAATTTTGTGGGTGCTGCTGTCTTAGTCGTGCCATTGTCTAGCTCCTTACTGTGACTGCGAAGCCGATTATTTTCAGCAGCCCTTTGCCTTTTGTGGTGAAACGGAATTGAACGCCTCTATATCTATGCTCAAACTTGCGTTCGTATTGTCGGTTGAGCGGCACGTCTGGGAATTTGTTCTCTGCGCCGTCGCCTTCGATGAGGAACTGCATAGCAGAGAGGTAGCGGCCACGTTCGTCGAACGCTTCAATCTGTAGCTCGCCCTTGCCTGTAGCTTGTAGGATAAAGCTGTAGCTTTCCTTGGTGTCGTTAATCGCGCCCTGCCAAAGGATTGGCGTGTCGACTACCATTTCTGGGCTGTGCGTCACTAAGTCTTCAACACTGCTACGGTTCCATATGCCGCCGGGGGTTCCCATTAGTGTTGTGCCGCCAAGCTGTCTGCCACAACAGGCGTTAAGAAATTCGCCTGTACTCCACTTGCTTTCGCCACCCTTCATTGGGTTTAGCGATAGCGTTAGTCGCTTGGTAATTTGGTCAGAGAACGGAAAAAATACGTGGTACTGGCCTTCGTCTTGGTCGTAGAAAGCGCTTATCGTTTCCTTGTCAGCCACGTTACTAAGCATGTCGCGGTATGTCAGATCAATTTTGTTGCTCATTGGGATAGTGTAAAGCGTCACACCATTTGTCTCTGAACGCCGCAATGAGTGTACGCCGTCGCGTGCGCAGAACATTAAGTCTGCGCCAGCCATCTTAATTGTGTTGTGGCTTATGCAGCCGACGTTGACGTTAGCTTTGTCGTTAATTGTCCACTGCGTATAGTCAGGATGGATTTCATACACTAACGTCTTGTCGTTGGTGAACACGGCAAGGCGAGAGTTTTCAAAAACGCCAAGGCCTGTAATCTCATCAGCAGTGCCAATGATGTTGCCCACGTCTATGTCTGCGGCCTTTAGGACGGACGGTGAGTTAGGTTCTTCGTCGGCTGTAAAAATGTCTCCGTCGTCAACGCGACTAAAGTCGATGACTGTGCGCTTCCCCGGCATACCAGCAATCGCCAGTCTTCTTTGTATCGACACGATGAAGGCGGGACGTGGGTCGCTGTCTGCCGTGATGTCTGCCCACTTAAACCCGTTGTACTCGTACATCCCATAGTCGCGGCTGGCAAAAACAACTTGGTCGTTAAAGATTGTCGACGTGACAACCGCCGCCTTGGGGTAAACCTCTGGCTTAATATGGCCTCGCTCTGACTTTAACGTCGTGCCGCCGCCATCGACTTGCGCCCAGACAGCCAAGTCGCGGCCAAAGAAATTGACGTGCTTGATGTACTTGTTTGTTTCCGTGCGACTTACAGCACCGGGGTCGCGCACCATTGTACCGCGCCAATCGGCATAGCCGTCTTGGATGCGAAACATGTGCTGCTTCTTACCTGTGTCGAGAGCGCCAACGTCACGACTTGCGTCAATGCCTTGGAAGTCTTCGTAGGGGTAGACCTTAACTTTTACCCCGCTGGGAGCGTATGTCGTGGACAATAGTTATCTCCCAGTGTTGTAAGATTGCGTGCCTGTCGGCCTTTGTGATACGTCCCACGGGCTGACTTCGATTGCGCCACTGCCATACTTGCGATGGTACAGAACACGGTTCATCATTTTGAAATACATAGGGCCATATGCTTCGATCTTGTTTGACTGTTGCTGGACCGCGTAGTGATACAGCAATCCCGAAACCATGATGTTGTCGGGGATCGGCATGACCTCGGAAGGGTGCGTGTAATAGTTTATTTCTGGGTTGTCCCAGTAAGGATGACCACGCAAGTCTTCTATGACGAGGTTCGCAAACTCTATGAACATCATCATTACTTCGCCGTCGACGGTTCCGGGGTGCATGTCGCCGTACCGTCTAAGGGACTGCATGACCAAGGCTTCTAGGTTGGAGTATGGCGAGTTGAGGTGAGGGTTGTTGCCAGAAAAACGGTTACGCTTCTCGCGTGCTTGGTCGCCTTCGCGCCAAGCTGTGTCAGCGGTCTTAATCAGGGTGGCGTCTATGTCACGACGCAAGTCTACCGCACCTACGACTGACTTGCCGTCCTCGTCAGTGTGACGAGGCTCGTCGTTCGCAGGCAGTGTGCCTGTGATAGTCGCGCTGTCGTAAGAGCGGTAGGTTGCCATTAGTCTTCCTCCACTCGAATAATGCGGCCCTGCACAATAAACTCGTGCATTACAAAACGCTCAACCAAGTGGTCGGGTACAGACCAAGTTAGGTATTCTTGCTCTTTGCAGAACCGTGGACGTATTTCCTCACCGACTACGGTAATCGGGAACGCTGTTATTTCTGGATTGCTTGAAACGAATAAAACCTTAGACGGCAGCGCACGTACTGGTGCGGCGGCGACTTTAGCCCTTTTAGATTTGGCCGTTACTTTAGCGGCTTGTATTTTATCAGACATGTTGTCTCCAAAAGAATGGGGCTGCAATTTCTCACAGCCCCATCCTACAAAGTTTTTAAGATTGGTTCGTCCTCACTTAGGAGACGGCGCTCCAACCCTTAATGCGGTGATGCACTTTCGACTGAAGCATTTCTAAACCACATTCGGTTTGGTACATGTGCTTCACACCATCGAAGTCTGGCGCTTGGATGTCACGGATCAACTGAGTGTCACGACCCTGCATGTAGCGATACTTCAGCTCGCTCATGTCGAGAATAATCATCTCTTGATCCAGACCCGGTATCTGACGGAACATCGGGTGCATGTAGACCAGCAAGTCGCCAGCGTAGGTGGTGTACCGCGAAAGACTTACGCCGTAGGCGTTGTCGATCTGAGTTGGTTGCCAGCGGTTCTTGCCGATTTCCATAAGGTTGGAAATCACGCGAGCACCACAGAACGCGACCTTCTCATTGCCGCCATATGCGAAGATGTTTTCGATCAACAAGCGATCAAATTCTTTCTCCGTGATGACGTTGGACGAAGCACCGTAGGACGCACCATCGGTTACAGTTGTGATGCTGTTACGCAACCCGCCTGTGAAACGAAGGGGCGATGCAGTAGAGCCGTTGACTTCAGCACGCTTCCCGAAGAACATGGCCCGTTCTATGTCGGACATGTGCATCTTTAGCGCTTTGGTAAGCTGCTCTTGCTCTTTGTCGCCAGTACGCAGATAGGTGTTCTGCAATGTACCTGTGACCTGTACGCTCGACTTAAAGATTTGCGTGTAGTTGAAATCCATAGTCGGGTCGAAAGAGATTGCAGTCGGGGCTGACCCGCCTTCAGTATCCGCAAACCCACCGATAATAATATCCGCATTATCAGCAATTTGGTGTGCAGTTCCACCGATGTTACGCTCAACCGCGATTGAGTGTGAAGAGTTCACTGCGGCAGTCGCACGCATAACTTCGCCAGTGGCGACGTTAATTAAGATGGTTCCCGGTACGACAAAGTTTTTGTCTACGTTGGAAGCATCAATAGTGAAGGCGGCAGTCGAAGTCGATGCAACCGCACCGTTGACTGTCAACTTGCGATCTGGAAGTTCATCGCGGTAGTGGTTGTACTTAGGGTCATCCGTGCTTTCGGAACCCGTCATCGACAACAATGCCTGTAGGGGTGCGCTGCCATTTGGCTCAAGAAGAGTAAAAAGCTCGCGATAGTTAGTGGGGCGAAAGTCAGTCGTAAACTGGCCAGTCCCGCGAAGTCCTTGAATAGCACTCATAGCTATTGCTCCTGTGTTAAGAGGTGTGTGGGTTTGGGGCAGCTAACAGTCTCGCGGCTTCAGCGACTAAGACTTGTCGTACCTATGTCTGTCAGACGTTCGGGCCGTAGCGCGAACCGTGTCTGTCTTGTGTATTAAAGCAAAAAAAAGGGGGGCTGTCGTCCCCCCTCTAATTTTTTTATGCAAGGCCGCGCTTTTGCATGGCTTGTGCAGTTAAGGCGTCCATAAAGCCTTGGTCTGGACTTGCCGCAGTCGCAGCCGCACCGCCGCCAGACGGCATAGGATTGACCGAGCCAGTGAAGGCTTGACGGCGTTCGTTCATAGAACGAAGGCGTTCCATTTCGGGCGCGTCACGGTTCGCCGCAAAGTCTTGGCCAATTTTGTATGTCAGCTCTGGATCAATGAAGTCGTCCTCGTTGTACCCACGGCCATAAGCGAAGTTAAAGAAGTCGTCTTGCGCTTCGTCTGGTAGCTTGAGGGCTTGCTGCATTTGGTTCAAGTTGTTTGCAGCCTTCTGTCTGTACGCGCTGTCTCGCTGCGCTTCCGCAGACTGCAATGTCTTGCCAGCCTCTTTATTGACCCCGTTAGCTTCGGCCATCATGTTTTGCATCATGCCTTTCATCTGGCCGTTTTCTTCTTGGAGTTGCTGGATTAGCGACATACCTTGTCGATACATCGGGGGTAGCTCGACGCCGCTCTCACGCTCCCACGCAGCAATCTCATCGTCGACTTCCATCGCTGTACGATTGCCGTCTGGACGGTCTGGGGTCACGTCGCGCTGGTCGCCCAACGTCGGGTTCTTCGTGTAGGCTTCCATTGAGGCTCTAAGAAACTGAGCCATGTCGTCGCCAGATACATTGTGGCCAGCGTTTTGGGCGTTCCGCATGACCTCTTCAATCATACTGATTGCAGGCTGCATTGGCTTGTAACGTGTGGCGTTGTCGTGGTTAAGCGTCTTGTATCGGCTGGACATGCCTGCGATCTGAGAGGCCGACATAGTTTTCTTCTGCCCGTCGCCCATGTCTATTTGAATGAAGGCTTCCTCTTGAGACTTATCACCCTCCGTTTGAGGGCCAGCGATCTCCTGTGCCTTCTCATTGTCAGTCGGAGCCGCGTCTTTCGATTGCGGTGGCCCTGCCGGTACGGGGGCAGGCTGTCCATCGGGTGCTGGCGCTGGGCCTAACTGTTGCGCTGCCATTTGTGCAATCATTGCGTCGTCTTGTTCTGCCATTTTCTTTCCTTTCCAGCCGTAGCGGGATGTGTTTAGAGGGCCGTGGCGCTCTCTTTAAGCTCGCCCCTGTTGGCAGCGTCCATCAAGATATTGTTGTTCAAGACTTGGCTAACTACAGAAGGGAGGTCGACGAACTTCCTCGCGGCCCACATGGAACCGCGACGAAAATGCACCTCTTCTATGGGCATGGCTGGGCCATCACACAGTTGATATGCTGCTTGAAGAATGGAGTTTTCCATTTCCTCTTGGATTACTTGCCAGCCCTTCGACTTGAGCATGGCGTCTATTGCGACTTGTTTTTGTTTTGGGGTCATTTGCCTAGTGTTACATATGCGCCGACAGACAAGATGCCGAGGATAGCCAGTATGCACCATCGCACTATTGTCTTGAGAGCTGTTGATTTTACGTCGCGCCAGCCGTCTATGAGCTGGCGCAGTTCCCTTACGTCGTGAGGTGCGTCGTCGTCAGACAAGCCAATACGGGCCAGTGCTTCACGCGCACCTTGCTGGGCCGCTTGTTGCAGCATGGCTTCGATCTCTGGTTTAGACAATCTGTAAGTCGTGACCTCGGCCATGCTGTTTCCTTTTAGGCGGCTTCGTATGTCGCCTTGTCAGTGGCGATTGCCGACGAACTTGTGCCTTCGTCAACGCCGAGCGCGGCCTTGTTCGTCGCGTCGCCTTTGACCTTGGGAGACTGCTCTGCAATCTGCTGCAAGACATACTTGTTTGTCACTACAGCCGCGCCGTTGACCGAGGCTTTAAACTCGCTCTCGTAGCTGTCGAGGACAGAATAATACATTTTGCCATCCCAGCTTAGTAGGCTGCGAACATTACCCGCCGTCCAAGAGGGGTTGCCCCAGCCTGCTTCTGGGACGCTGTATATCTTTGATGCTGCGTTGTCGTATGACATGGTTAGTTCTCCTTAAATCCGCTTGGCTGGAACGTATAGGTTGCCCTCGTTACCGCTGACTTTGCCGTTCGTATCAGTGCCCCAAGTGTACATATCGCCGTTCTCGTCTAGGACTTCCCAGCCTTGGCTCAAGCTGGTTGAAGACCCCATGTAACCTTGGACGTTGGCTTGAATTAACGTGCCGTTTACGCCGAGTGGGAAGGCTGGGGACATTGGCGAAGAAATTGGGCTTGGGAAGTTGTAGAAACCACATTGATAACTCGCCGTACCCGTGATGTAGAACCAGCCGTTGCGTCGAGCGATGCGGTCTTCCTTGTTGGCGTGGCACATAAAGCCCATATGGTAGTAACCCGACGTTCCCGCTGGGGCGCAATAGATTTCCGACACCCATTTAAGTTTGTCGTCACAGATAAGTGGCGTTGTTGTTTGGGTGGCGTTGCCGCGACCTTGTACGCCGACAGTGTTCTGACCTGTGGCATACAAGCTGCCGTCTTCTGTCAGGAAGAACACGTTTTCTGGGTGATACCCGCGTGGGAATACGTCGATAACGTGCTTGTTGGTGTCAGTGCCGAGGCCACCCGCGACTTGAGTGAGAGTGTAAACAGTGCTGTCGGTGTTGCCGAGGCCAAGCTGACCATAGTTGTTTCTGCCACATGCGTAGACACGTCCAGACGCCATCAGTACGTGTGTCGTGCCGTGGCTTCCCGCACCTGTCGCAATCGCTTTAACTGGCGTCTGACCAGAGACAGAGATTTCCGTTGGCGTTTGCTTGATAGCGGTGTTGTTACCCTGACCGCACTGACCATAGTTGTTGCCGCCCCAAGTGAAAATACGGTTGTCTGTGGTGAGCACGACACAGTGGTTGTAGGTGCCGCCACTGCAACTAATCGACTTCACGTTTTTGTTGAAGGCGTTGATATAAGTGATAGTGTTTTTGTTAGCGACTGTGCCGTCACCCATGCCGCCGTTGACGTTGTAGCCCCAAGCGTAAAGGTCGCCATCTTCCATTAACAGCATTATGGTAACTGCCGTCTCGGTGCTGGATGAGCTGCTGGATGCAATGTAGCGGCAACGCCCCGCGCCTGACGGGATCGGAACCTTGTGAAAATAGTTGCGGTCTACGTTAAAGCCGTCAACTTGCTGGCCTTCGTCGCCGTGACCCGTCACGTAAACGGAGCCGTCTGCGTGAAGGATCGTCGTGTGGCTGTATAGATTGATAACTTGAATTGCGTCCGAGAACATTACGTTGTCAGCCATCGTGAAGCCGCCCAAACCTTGCCCGTTCTTCGCGTAACCGTTGGTTTCCCACACATAGTCGCCGTGGTTGTACTTGCCAGTTTGCCCTTCGGAGTTAGACCCCCATGTCGAACATTCGAGCCTGCCACGGTTATAGACAATCGCTGACGAGTGGTTGCCAGTAGTCCAGCCCGTCTTGCCCATGTCCCATGTGCCTGTGTTCGCCGCATATGAGTGGGTCGAACCGCCGAGAGTACCTGTGGCTTCTGTAATGTGGTTGGCAAACTTGTAGCGTCCACCTGACCAAATGCCAGTGTAGTCGCCTTGGAGAGAAGCAAACTTGCGGTTCTCGTTTGCGCCCCAGTTCTGCCACACTGGTTTGCCTGTGTATTTGTCGATGCCGAGTGTGTCGCCGTAGTCACCGACAGGTAGGCGGGTGACGGCTGTGCTGGTAAGCACGTTGATCTGACCGCCAAGGCCAATGGTGTCGAACGTCGCGCTGTCTGTGCCGCGAGAATAGTAAAACAGAGTTGCGACGTTCGGTGTGGCTGGCATTGCGACTGTGACTGTCGCGTTAGACGAACCTTCCGTGCCAGAGCGGGTAACGTGTACTGTGCTAGTCGCGTCGAATGAGGCCAAGTCTGTGCCGCTATTGTGCGTGCCGTCCGACGTAGTCGAGAACGAAAAGATGTGGCCCGTGTTCGATGCGTCCGATACGTCGAAGATGTAGCTGATACCCGGCTGCATGGGGAAAGTCGGGGCTTTGTCATAGCCGCTATGGAACCCGCGTCCTTCGGGGAATTGTGGCTTAATGTAGTAGTAGCTTTCCGCTCCGTAATTACGGACGTGGACAGTGTACTGCACAACTGACGCCGACGATGTTCCTTCTTTATACATCATGTCGCCTGCGGTTGTCATAGGCGTGGTGACTGCCTGTGCGATTGCGGCTGTGTCGATGACGTGCGCGTAGTTAGTCCCGTCGCAGAATACCCAGCCCGTAGAGTTGGCTGCGATAGACGGGATGTTGGCTGTCTGGTTCAATGCCTTGACTGTGACAGGGACAGGCAGAGCGTTGTCGATGATAACTGCTACGCCTTTGCTGGGCGCGACTACGACAAAGCCAGACTGAGCGTTGCTGCTGTCTGAGTTGGTGATCTTAACGACTGTGCGAGCGACCTGTTCGTCGGTGAGTGTTACCGTAGCGGCTGTCGCAAGACCTACGCTGACGACTTCGGCAGGCTTGGTGGCCTCGTTAATCATACTGAGCATAGCGTCTGCGCCAAACAGCCGCTCGGCTGCTGTCGAGAGATACACTAAGTCGCGTGAAGTTGCGGCTGATGCGCCAGTATCATCTGCCAATACTTTGCCGCGCGTTTTGATTGCATCGACAAGTTCTTTAAGAGAGTTCGTACTCATTTTTTTCCCTTTCTAAAGGACATCAATGTCGAGCAAGACGGCTTCCTCAAGCCGATCAAGTCGCGGTTCTGAGTTGGTTTTAAATTCTTGGACTTCGGATAGGACTGCGTCGCCGTCAAAGAACAGCACAAATTTGGTTACGTCGAGGACTGCGCCTGACGTATGCGGGGCGACGCATATGTAGACCTTCTGACCGCTCTGGATCATGTCTAGTCGTTTGTAGTTTGTGCCAGTCGCGTAGGCTCCGCGCTGATTAAAGAAGTTCTGGTTCGTGTCGAACCATCCAGCGTTAGCGTCGGTGTAGTGGCCGAAGCGTGCTTGGAAGACTGGGAGGGTCGCGTCGGTTTCGGACACGCGGAACTGCAACGCGGTGGGGTTGAGGCCACCAGTGCTGGTGAACAGATTTTGCATCAAGACTGGGAGAGAGAACGTACCCTGTTCGCAATCTTCTAGGTACTTATCCAGTACGTGCGTTCCCGTCTTACTGCTGCGGAAACTAATCTGTTCGCCAGTGGGCCTTGTATACGCCATGTTAAGCCTTGTTTGTGTTCTTGGACAATTTAACCGTTATCTCAGGGCAAGTCGTCCTCACTTATTCCATCCCCAGCTTTTGCATTAAGGCGATGATCTTGGGGCGGGTAAGGCTGTACCTTTCGTCTTGCTCGTACTGGCGCTCTAAGCCAGACACGCGGTTCTTTAAGTCGACGTCGTTGTATTCACCGTTGATAACGATTAGCTGCACCAGCTCGACACGAAGGGCGTCGGCTGCCTTGGTTGCGGCTTCCTCTGCTACTGCCTTGATGTACTGGCGCTGTAAGCCTGTGAGGTTGGTGGCGTCCTCTATGCTGGCGGCTGTTGGCTTAGTCATGTTATTCTCCTTGGCGCTTTAAGTTGCCAGCTTGGATTTCTTGCTGCATCTGCTCTTGGGGCATAACGCTGGCTCCGCGCATACGCTCCATCTGCATCTGTTGCTGTGAGGGCGACATGCCTTGTGCGGCTTCTTTCTCAGTGATCTTGAACTGGTCTAGGTCGCTGACGCCCATAGAACGTATGGCTTCCTCCGCGATCTTGCCGACCTTGTATTCCATGTTGAGGCCAGTCTGGTTCATAACTTGAAGCATGTTCATCCAAGTCTCGGCAGAGCGTGTGGGTTCTACTGGCAGAGTTCCGTCGACTATGAGGTAGTCTACCTCACCTTGCAGCATGGATATGTCGAAATCCATGTAGTCGTCTTTAATCATATTGCTTAGTTCGCCGGGGCTGTCTGTCCCCATAATGCGAAGCGACCCTTCGTAGTCGAGCGCGTCTTGCAAGTTGCTAACCATCATACGGACCAGGGGGCGTACTGTTGTCGAAGACATTATGCGTGAGATTACGCCAAGTCGTTGGGAGCCTAACTGGGTAAGTCGTTGGATTTCCGTCGCGGAACGGATGCCATCTGCTGTCGGCATACCCTGTTGGGCGTCACTGGCGGCAGACACACGCTGCTTGAGGTCAGACATAGCCCCGATGTCGTTCCAATGACCCCTAGTTACGTCAGGTATCTCTGCAATAAAGACGCCGTCACCCGGTTTCGTGCCGGGAAGTGTGCGAACTAAGCCCCACGGGTTGCGGTCTATTAAGTCTGGCACGGATACGGCAGTGGGGTCGACGAAGATTAGGTTGTTTAAAGCCGCTTGGACGTTGTCGATACGGCTGCGAAGTAGCCATGTGCTGATGTCGTGCAGTGGTAGGAGCAAATCGTATAGGGATTGGCCGTAAGTCTTGTGACTATCGTGATACAAGCCGCCAATTACGACGGGGAACTGGCGTCCATAGGGGTTTAGACGGCAGTTTATGATAGCGCACTCATCCAGAACGGTGACTAACATCCATATCTGGTCGATACTGGGTATGCCAATCTCGTATCCGTTGAACCTAACCCATGCCTCGTCCACTATTCGGCTGTCTTGAAGGGTAAAATGATAGCCATTCTCTTGTCCACGAGGGTCGTCGGGGTTGATTGATAGGCCTCGGCCCTCTTCGCGGAACCAACCATGCGCGTCCCATGAGTGTTTGCCCGTCTCCTTGCGGCGAAGGCCGGGGTACTTGGCGACTTTGGGGTACAAACCAGAGCCTAGAAGGGCAGACGTGGACATATGGTCCGTGAATATAATGAATTGCATACGATCCCAGTCGCCCCAGTTTACTCTAGGGTCGGGAAAGCAGCGACGTGGGTCGAAGTTTACTATGTCGTTCGTCTTTGTGACAGGGTTCCACACGCATTTCGTAGGGGCAAAGCCATAGCGTATGCTGTCTAGGAGCATTTGGGCTAGTCGTGCCTCGCCAGCGGTGCGTCTCATGTGCTGGTGTAAGAGGCGTTCTAGGATTTGAGACGACTTGCGGGACTTGCGGTTGAGGCCTTCAAGCTGGAACATCGGGTTGCGGCCTGTGAGCGCGGCCATGAGGTAGGTAAGGACCGTGTCGCTGATAGCGCGTGTGTCTGCGACTACGGCCTTCTCTCTGAACTTGGTACTGTCTGCTGGAACCCACACATCGTGCGCCCTGTCTGCGTCCTGCCAGTGCTTGTGACGGCCACTGATGCGCTCGAATGACATCTTAGTGCAGGCACGAACATAGTCTATCAGTTTGGTTTCCTGATCCTCTGTGAGCATGTCGGATATGTCTTCGTATTCCATAAGCGCGTTGGCGTGTTCCGACAGGTCAACGACAATATCTTGCTCCGCAGAATAAGGCTGGTTCTTGTATCGCATTATAGTTCTCCCCAACCCTTAAACTCAGGCTGATGCTTTAGGTCTTTAGCCCACCATTCCTTTTTTTCAGCCTGTTCGAATTGAGCCGAAAGAGAGGAAGCCATGTTGATTGGTCCGTTCATTAGTTCGCTGGCCGCTCCACCCATTTTTGCAATCGCCTCTAAGCCCATAGAGAGGGCGTCAATCTGGTCATCGTGCTTGCCCGATGGAAAGGACTGGGCCTCTTCCATAAAGCTGTCGAGCCATAATGCACTATCTGGCAGATAAACTCGTCCCCCCTCTATGAGCGGAAGTACGGCGTTAAGACGTGAGACTTTATCGCTGCCTACCTTGACTGGTAAGACCGACATACCAGACTGGCTTCGCAGCTCTTGTATGAGTGACTGGCCGCTGGCTTTGTCTTCTATGTACAGGCCCCGTAAGCCTCTGCCGCGCCATTTGGCGTTAAGGGTTATGGCTGCTCGCTTGAGTTCGGGGAAGTCGTACTTGTCGCGCACGATTTCTAGGATGTGAATGTCGTTCAAGTCGTCGAGGCCAAGCACCATCATTACGGAATAGTCAGCAGTTTCGGTCTTTTTAAATGCTGTGTCTGCCGCGATTATGACCGTGTTGCACTTGGGGACGTCGTTAGTCTTGCGCCACCAGCCTGCTTTTATCAAATTACCGCCCTTAATGTAGGGGGTTTGTTGGTAGAGACTGGCAAATTCGCGTGCGTCTAGGCGCTCTCGCTTGCGTAATTCTTCTAGGGGAAAGCGTTCGCCCCACAGGGCTTCCTCTGTTTCTTTGTAGAAGGTGCGCTTGGATACGTTTACTTTGCTTAGCTCACCCTTGGGGATGTAGCGTTCGTCGTCCTCTGGCAGTGAGGCTACAGACGCCTTCTCTTGGCTCTTTACGCGACGTATGGCGGGGAAGTTTACGTGCTTCCATGCGCCTTCCTTCCAGTCCTCAGTGTCCATAAGCCGTCCAGCTAGGTCGTCAGGATGCCAGCGGGTTAGGATCACGACCTCTATGGGGGGCGTACCGTCTGGCTCTGGCTGCTTACGTGTCGATAGGGCAGATATGTAGTACGACCACGTCTTGTTACGCTGTGTGGCGCTGTCAGCCTCTTCACGGGCCTTTATGGGGTCATCTATTAGGAGCAATGTGGCTGCGCGACCAGTGGTCGAGCCGCCCAAGCCAGTGGCGTAGTAGCCGCCGCCCAGTGTAGTGCGCCAATCGTCTACCGCTTTGCTCTCGTCAGACATGTGAAAGTCGGGGAAGGCTTGCGGTACGATCAGTTCGCGTGCGTGGTCGCGGGTCTGACGGCCAAAGGTCTTGGCTAAGTCTTGGTTGTAAGACGTCGCCAGCACGTTACGATTGGCTTTGCGAGCCAAGTAGTAAACCGGAAATAGCGTCGACGCCAACCACGACTTGCCGTGTCGAGGCGGCATCGTAATAAGCAAACGGTTGCAGCCCAGTGTATCTTTCTCAAGGTTATCCAGAGTTTCAATGAGTTCCTCTTGGAACCCTGCGAGCTTAAAGTCTGGATATAGAGCTTGGACGAACCCATGAAAACTATCCCTCGCTTTGGTGATTAGGAGTAGGCGTTGGGCTGCTTGCTGTGGCGTCAATGACATCTGGTTCGTCCTCTATGGGGGTGTTCGCTTGGGCGGCAATGGCCTGTAGCTCATTGAAGGTGAGTTCGTGCGCGGCTTTGTTTTCGACTGCGTGTTCGTTGAACGAGTGGTGTAGGTCGGGCATGACTTTATTCAGCATCATGCCGAACAGTCTGACTTGCTGGTTGTTCCATTGCTTATTGCCATCCAGCACTTCGCGCACGGAAGGCATTTGCTTGCGCACAACGTCTAAGACAGTGCGGCGAACACGGTCTACTTCTATTGGGGTCACTGGCGCTAGGCCACCAGTGCCGTGGGTTCTGCTTACTTCTTTTCTATATGTAGCCATGTCTCGTTTCCGTCACATTGATTTCGTTTTGTGCTGCGAAAATCCGGTTCCCCGGTGATGGGTATATGGGAAATCAAACGGCGAAAGGGGGTCTACCCCCCCCTTTCGCCGTAGCTTTTGGCAACCTTAGCTCTACAAGTAGAGCTAAGCCGTTGTATTTATTACTAAATAGTGTCCTATCTAGGGAGAAATCTTCTTCTTCTAGTGGTGAGTTTTGAATTGTTGGTCCCTTCTCTTCAATTCAATACGGTTCTTAAGTCTCAGGACAGTCATAACAAATACTTACCTCTCTATTCGTCCTTGCCCTTCTGAAAGAAGGGCTGGGTTGGAAGTTAGTGGCCGGTTGGTTTCGACAATCCGGCAAAAACTTCAATCAATCCA